CAACGGGGGACATCGCAACGGGGGACATCGCAACGGGGGACATCGCAACGGGGGACATCGCAACGGGGGACATCGCAACGGGGGACATCGCAACGGGGGACATCGCGCGACGCTAGGGGAAAAGCCTGGGGCAGATGTTTCCGCCGCCCGGCCGCGCCTCCGACCAACTCACGTACCGGGCCCAGAAATCTAAATATAAACTCCCAAGTTTTGGGGGTCATTTTGAGGGTCACTTTATACTCTTTAAAAGAAGGCAGCATGTTTAACATCTTCCATTCTTTGTCATAGTTTTCCTCTTAATAAAAGGATTAGTAGCCCCTTCAATTGTGTCTAGACAATTTATTGGTCTAATAAAACTTCTAGTTCTCTCAGCATTCATTTGATTAGAACGCATCCTATACTCAAATAACTCTAGAAGCATCGCCTCCAGATTAGATCTAATCCCGATTCCTAATACAGAAGCTCGAATAAATTCGATCATATCTAGAATCTCATGGTCTTCAATAGGTCTACTCATTTGTTCTCCCATATTTCCTTTGCAACCATTAGACTAACGACCATTTTAGAGGCTCTTGCAAACTCTTCTTTAAGAAAATCTACCTCTAGTAGTCCTGTTTCTTTAAGAACTTGTATAGCGTAATTACAAGCATTCATCGTTCTAGCCTGCTGATCTATCTCTAAGCTTATAGTAGCTAGGGCTCTTGTCTTTTCTGGTATGTTAAATAGGTTCATCTACTTCACCTCCCATCCTTCTGATGTCTCAATTATTTTCTCAAAAGCCTCACCAACAACTCCAGCTAACTCTACACTATACTCATCGTAGAAATCTTGAAGTATCTCACGCGGAGATTTTACTTTCTGAGTAGGATACCTGTTAGAATATAGCGCGGAAGACGTAATTCCAGTATAGTATGACTGTGACACGATAACTGGCTTACGTCCAGACTCTTTAGCTAATTTGACTTGATCATCATTCGTTACAGGAACTGAGTCACTACCGTATTTGCTTATGAATCGGTCTAACAACGAGTCATTGATTGAGTAAGAGCCTAAGTTTTGAATGTACTCAATCTCATGAACACCACTCTCGATCATATCCTCAACTAGCTCTTTATTCTCTTTCCATAAAGATATCCACACTTGACTTGTTAACCAGAATAGATCAAAGTCTCTCACTACGCTTCTATCTCGATCTAGGTTAATGTACTGTGGTTTGAAGTTATAACCATGTTGTAGTTTATCTACTCTACAGATAAACAGTCCATTGACAAATAGTGACTTAGCGTGGGTGTCACTCAGGAGAACTTCACCATATTCACTAAATAGCCTAGAAGAGTCGCTAACCTCTTGAAGTTGAAGCGTTCGCTCGACTACTTCTCGATACTCTTCCTCCGTAACATCGTGAATTACGAACGAGAGATTAGCGTCAGGAACACTAGTAAAGATGTACTTCTCAATGTCTATACAAAGTACTTCAGATTCAAACTGCTTACTCCTACGGATTGCAGGTGTCCACTTCTCTTTCTTACCGTAGTTAAGAATCTTAACTTTGTAACCCAACCGACACAGTACTAATAGCGCTAGTTTATAACCTTCGCCGAACTTACCGACAGTCTGAGCATCATCACTCTTAGTAGAAGCACCGAGTAGCAGAGACTTGCGATCTAATGTAGATAGTGTGTTGGTGATGATCAGTTTCTGACTTTCACTCTCGTAGTGAACTTCTACTTTATTGTCTGGGTTAACAATCTCCTGATCTATACAGTTTTGTAGAATCTCACGTATAGCTTCTTTGAATGTCCAAGAGTTTACGTAGTTGGTCGTCATCGATAGTTCTATGGTTTTCACTTACTCCTCCAATCGAAATTAATAACCGACCACCCGAGTCCTATGTCTGTTCTCACACTATACTCCTATTCGCGATGAATTCTCTCAACTTACGGGCGCCCTCTAAGTTTAGAAATTGTATCCATTCCCTAGCTGAAGCTCTCATAGGTTGTCCTGCTTTGATACCAAATACGAGTACATCACTATCGTCCCATTCAAACCGTACCGAGAGTTCTGCTCTCTTTGCCTTCAACTCCTCGATAAGTCTCTTCTCATCTTCAATCTTCTTAAGAGACTCTTCAAGCTTTCGGTCAATACTCTTTAGATCTGTGAGGTTTATCTCAGGTTCTTTATTCTTCGACCCTCGAGGCCTTCTTACTATTCCCATAGAACTAGCGAAGTTTCCTATGTCATAAGGTTTACGACCATACATCTGAGCGATGTCTTCATATGAAGTTGAGCCGTCGCGAATCCAACCGATCAATTCTGACTTCTCTCTCTCATCTAGAATTGAGTACCAAGCTATTTTGTTATTTCCCATAATTGTTCTCCTTGCTACCAACTTTCATGTTTCTCCCTCCGAAGCTTTATTCTATAGGCTAAGTCTAAAGCGAAAGTATGTATGAGAGTTACTTCACCATTGTTTAGAACATTGTCCTTATCAGACAAGGTAACTCTCTTGATAGCTGCGACTATACTCTCAAGCTGTTGAAGCGCTCGATTATTATCTTGACGCTCTCTCGTTGATAAAGACATACTACCTCCCGTGAATTATCCCGTTACCGTAAAAGAAACCCTCTAGTACGGCTAGTGCGTCTCGATACCTGTGGAACTGGATAGCTTCTTTCTCATCTGAAGTCTCGACCCATTCTGTCCCATTTACAGTGAGCCAGCCTAAAGAACTCAGTTGAACTATGAAGTACGTGAACTGATATTTGTCCATTAGTCAAAGCCCCACCTTCTAATGTAATTCCTGACTCGCTCAACTACTTCAGCGGCTTCTTCAGTTGACGCTCCAGAACCTCTAGCAAATGCTTCGACAATGCCGTTCTCGAAGTCTATACTTAGCGTCTGATGTGTTGAATCGAATCGAAACGTAACTTCCTTGAGATGGTTTCTAGCTAATCTAGATATGTCCACTATCTTATTCATATTGGCCTCTATTACTATTATATCCCATGTATACTGAGTTGTACACTACTTTATTTCTCTGCTTAAAACGTGCATTAAAATAGTGCGAACCTATAGGCGCGGCATGATACAATTGATCTAGATTATAAAAGGTATGGGCTGATTCACTGATTTGAACAGTCCAATTCAGAGCTATCCAGAGCTTTAGCTGGAGCTTAAATCAGGTTGTAGTAAAGGTGCCTAAAGATGAGAGTCACGAAGGACGGATCTATAAATCTCTATCATAGTCTTCAAACTCGAGGAGATAGGGGCTTCTCTCACTTAGGCTATAAAGAAACAGAGTTAAACTCTAGACTTTGCCACAAGCCTGATAAGTATGGCTCAAATTGCATACTATACCACCAGCATTTTGGAGCCTGCGTCGGGCAGCTCACAATAAATAAGTCAGCTCTTCGCCGCGAGGGATAGAATGGACGCCTGTCTATTAACTGCTGAGGAAGTCGGGCAACTTGTTAACTACGGTATAGATCCGAGTCATGAGAACCATATTCATGTACCAGCTGAAGAGGCTATAAAAGGTATTCACGAAGAAGAGTATCTCCTCGTAAAAGGTAAACACGGTAGGAACTACATCACTACCGCGCCAACGTACTTCTTAAGACGAACGCCTTCTGGTGGGCCAGGCGGCATACACATCGTTCAACGAATCAAGAGCAACCACTTAAAACACTTAAAGCCCGTAATCTAGGAGGCTAAATGAATCCTTACACTCTATTTAAAGTTACTGCTACCTCTGTAGAGGGTACAGTACAGACTCTTTCTATTGCAGCGACTACTGCTTCGTCAGCTATTACTAAGTATACAGCTGTATACTCTACTGACGTAGTTAATGCGGTGTGTGCTGGTCAGCTAGTTTACTACTAAGGAGATTTTCCATGGAAGCTTACTTTTTGTTTGCTGTTACAGCTACTTCGACTCTGAATGTCACGCAGACTTTGCCTATCGTAGCCGCTACTGCTGCAGTGGCGACTTCTAAATATGCTGCTGCTTATCCTACAGATGTTGTCAACAAAGTGATTCAGGGTCAGACGGTTTATTACTAGCCCTATAAAGTTAAGAGAGGAGGCCAACCATGGGAGGAGTCTCTCAAGACTACAAGACTGAGTACTACGTTTCAGCTATCAAGAAGAAGCCCAGTAAGGGCATTGGTCTTCTTAGTAAGGCGTATCGTGCTCAGCTGGCGAAGCCGGTCAGTGAAGACCTGAAACAGAGAATGAGTTTAGAAGCTGGTGACACGTATGCTGTCGCTATCGCTAAACAAGTCGTTGATCGTGCTATTGGCCGAGTGAAAGACGATGAGATTTGCTTTGTAGCTATCAAAGAGCTCCGTGAGACCACAGAAGGTAAAACGGCTGAGAAGGTGATTGCTGCTGGTAGCAACGTTGAACTCATGGAGCTTGCTAAGATAATGGGTGGTGAACCTGCTCCTCCGGATGACGACCTCGAAGGTGATGAAGAGACAGAGGAAGTCGAAGCAGACTTTCATGGAGCTGCGCCAGGAACTGAGGAGTAATTATATGATTAATGGCGGCTCTTCCGCTTTAGCCATTGACACTTTAGTTAACGACTCTAGATTGCATGATTACGTTTATCATAGCTCTAGCCCATCTAATATTGCTTCAATTAAAGAACATGGTTTAAGACCTACTCCTGAAAAAGACGGTAAAGCTTATAACTACGTAGCTACTACTCCTGATGCTGGAAGAGAAGTCGCTAGTTCTAAGTATAAAGAAGTTCATACAGTAGCTATTCATGCTAATCATCCTTCAGTAAAAAATCTTCAAAAAGACCCAGATAGAGGAATGCCTGGCTCTAGTTCATTTAGAACTAGTAGTCATATTCCCCCAGAAGCTATAAGCCATACTCTGACTACTCCTGAACAACATGACAATGAAGATAGAAAAGTCTTCTTAGGTGTTAAATCTAAGCTTCATAAATTACGGGAGTAATCCTATGAACCTTATAGATCGGAAATAGTTCTGTGCCAATCTTCAAACCTTTCGGGTATAAAGCTCATAAGTTTATCAAGCGTAACCCGAGTGAGGACAAGAAGTACACGCTACTAGAAGGTTCAGTTAGAAGCTCTAAGACGTTCGCTGTAGATGCTAAGCTGATTTATCATCTTTGTAACTACAATGTATCTGGTAAGCGAGTCATTTGCGGAGCTACTAAGCAGACTGTCTATAAGAACATGCTCTTAGACATCTTCTCGGTAGTAGGCAAGAAGAACTACTCCTACAATAGAGCTTCTGGTGAACTTTGGTTGTTTGGGGTTCAATGGTTCATTATTGGAGCTCGAGACGAAGCGTCATACAAGAATATCCTTGGTATGACAATCGGCATCGCGATATGTGATGAGTGGACTGAATTTCCACGCAGTTTTACGATGCAGTTGTTTCTTCGGCTTTCTCCCCCGGGTGCGAGACTATATGCTACCACGAACCCTGGTACTCCTCAACACTACCTCTTTACTGAAGTCATTCACAACGAGAACTTTGAAGAAGACCTAGAAGTAATTCACTTTACTCTAGAAGATAACCCGAACATCGAGAAGAAGACAAAGAAGCAGATTATAGCTTCTCAGAAGGGCGTTTACTACCAGCGCTACATTCTCGGTCTTTGGGTGGTAGCAGAAGGCGCTATCTATAAAGATTCTTGGTCTGAGGACCTTGTCTACACAGACGAGCTAGTAGAGAATAGAACAAATACTTCTACTGGTCTTCCTCTACCGCGTAGACCTCTGAGTTTATATGGTGCTGGGGGTTACGCTAATCACGTCATTTCAATAGATTATGGAACTCACAATCCTTGCGTGTTCTTAGAGTTCTTTGATGACGGTGAAGTAGCTTGGATGGATCGCGAGTACTACTGGGATTCTGTCAAAGAAATGAGACAGAAAACTGATAGTGAGTACGCGGATGACCTAGAAGAGTTCATGAGGAACTCAAGAGTAATAGGCATCAACAATCCTAAAATTGTAGTTGACCCTAGCGCGGCTAGTTTCAAATTAGAGCTTGTTAAACGAGGTCACTGGGTAGTAGACGCGGATAATGACGTCGCAGCTGGTATTCATCGAGTTTCAGAAGTAATGGCCTGTAAGTTACTTAGAGTTCATGAAGATTGTGTGAATGAGAGACGTGAGTGCGGTCTATACTCGTGGGATAAGAAAGCCTCTGAAAAAGGCAATGAAGTTCCATTGAAGATAAATGACCATACTCAAGACGCTAAGAGGTATGGAATTATGGAGATATTCCCTGAGTGGAGAGTGCTTTCCACTATAGAAAGGGCAGCATGAGTCCTTTAGAGGTTAACTGTCCTCATCAAAATCCTGACCTAACTAACTGTGGGGCTATTGCTGGTCAGCCTTGCAACTGGCAAGAGACTACATCTACAGAATTGTACCATTTTGAGAGATTAGAAGTAGCGGAAGACATTTCAACTCCAGGTAATGGATATTTTCCTACCGACAGCGAGTTAGATAAAGCAATTGAAGGGAGTGAGTTAATATGAAGATTCCTTGGGGCGGTTCTGTTCTACAGCAAGCTAATGACGCTATGGAGGATGCTAACCCGATTACTCCTTTCCATGATGTTCTTCGGTCTCATGGTGCTAAGTACGCTGGTCACACTCGTGAAGGCGATGTCCGGAAGAATAACTATGTCGTTCCTAATCCTAAAGGCGGAGCTGAGCATGTAGAGCTTCACGCTCATCAGGCTGGTCCTGATTATGGAAATGTGAATTCCATTACTCATTCTGGTGATCCTGAGGCCACTGCTCCTCGAGTAAATAACTCTCCAGCTAAGCTCGACCGTAATCTTCATGCTCAGTCGTATAGAGCTCCAGAGAGCGTTCCAGCTAAGATGAAGCCTGATGAAGTACGAGCCAACCACGCAAAACTAAAGGAGTAGTCATGAAGACAGTGAATATGGGAAGTTCTGCTTACAGTATTCCTGTAACTAATGACTCTGCTGCTCATACTTCTTTTGATGATCTTTCCGTACCTTTTCATACTTCAGCTCCAATACCTCATGGTGAGAGCAACGGAAACCGACCGGACTTCTTTGAAGGTTATAAGTCTGCTGCTGATGAGGTTGCTGTAGATTTTAATGGTTATAGTGAAAAAGAAGAACGCGACCAAATAAATGATGAGGCTTACAAACAATGGAAGAGTAAAACTCCTCTACCAGAGCATCATGGCCCTGAGACTAAAAGAGCCTCTATACGCGGTGAACATCAGAACGAGCATGACATGAATGACTCGACCGGCCCTACAGGTAAAAAGTTTACCGAGTCTCTACATGAACGTAAGCCTGATGGTAAATTCGAAGAGACTACTAAGAAAAGTAAAGTTGAGCGTTCTGGAGACGACTAATGAACACAGGAAACTCAATTCTTGCGGATGCTCATCCTATTACCCCTTATCACGAGGCTCTAAGAGAACATGGGTACAAACCTACTGGAACTTATAGGGTAGGTAATAGTAATGAGACTAAAGTAGTTGAATACAAGAATCATCAAGGTCATGAAGTTGTTGGTGGAGTGACTTCAGGAAAAGTAGATCGTTTTGGAATTTCCCATAGAGATGATGGACCTCATGTTAATTTTGCTAATTCTCCTGAGGCTCTTAAATCTGAGCTTAGTTCAGTAGAGAAACGCAAGGGAAAAGACTTCTAGAAAGGAAGTAGGCTAATGGCTACGAGGAAATCAGTTAAGACTTCTAGTGGCCCTAAGGTAAAGCCTCTTCCAAAGAACGATGAGAAAAACTATGCTAGTCGGATAATGACTGACAGCTACAGTAATCAGCCTGCTCGGTTGGGTACTGGGACAAATAACTTGGCTGAGGCTGGTCAGTATCCTCTTGTGAGACTTACGCAAGACTACCCATTGATACTAAGTTTGTATCGTAGCTCCTGGGTAGTACGCAAGGTAATTGATCAGTTCGCTGAAGACATCTACAAGTCCTTTCCTATTCTAGATACTGAGCTTACTCCTGAGCAAGTCAATGCTTTCAATAAGACAGTTAAAGACACGATGACTTTAACTCGGCTGCGTACTTCTCGTAAGTGGGGTCGCCTGTTTGGCGGAGCGGCTGCTGTTATAGTAATAGATGGCCACGATGATCTGACTAAGCCGCTAAAGCTTGATGACATTGAGCTTGGGTCTTATAAAGGACTTATTCCTCTAGACCGTTGGTCTGGTATCATACCTGGTCCAGAAATCAATAGCAACATTCAAGACCCTAAGAACTTTGGATTACCGACTTACTATAACGCAATCATGGACTCTGGTAATGTAAACATTCACCATAGTCGGCTTTTGCGTTTTACTGGTCGTGAATTGCCTCAGTGGGAAGTTCAAGTGGAGCTTTACTGGGGAATGTCTGAAGTTGAAGTTATGTTTGATGAGCTTAAGAAGAGAGACTACAGCAGCTGGAATATAGTCTCTCTCTTGACAAGAGCTCAGATTCTAAGCATTGAAGAGCCTCAACTAGCTACGTTGATGTCAGGTGCCGGTGGTACGAATAAAGGTTACATGAACTTTGCTCAACGTATGGAGCAGATAAGTGACCTATTGAATAATCAAGGTCTTCTAGTTCTTGGCAAGGATGGCCGTCTTCAGCAAACTCAGTATGGTTTCGGTGGTATATCTGAAATGTACCATGAGTTCATGAAGGACCTTTCTGCTGCTTGTGAGATTCCATATGAACTTATCTTCGGACGAGAAGGTGGTCTTAGTAATACTGGTGAGTCTGGTCTTCAACTGTATTATGATAAGATTGATCAGAAGAGAACTAGCGAAGACGGACAAATCATCGATACTATAATCCCAATCATCGCGATGAGTACTTGGGGTTTTGTACCAGATGACATAGAATATCACTGGGCTCCGACTCGTACGATGACTGAACGAGAGCGGATGGACATGGCTACAGTTACTACTAACACCGTGGTTCAAGCCTATAACTCTGATCTTATGACTAAGCGCGAAGCTCGTATGGAGCTTATGCAAGCTAGCCGCCGCAATGGTTTCGCCACGAACATTACTCAGAAAGCTGTTGAAAGAACTCCTGATAAGTTTGCTAGTGAAATCGGCTTAGACCAGATGGAGCTAGAACAGGAAATAGCAGGAGAATCACAGCAAGAAGGGGGTGATCAGAATCCCGGCGGTGAGGCTAAGAAGCTTGATAACTTAGATGAAAAGCCCGCTGAAGTTGGTGATAAGCCTAAAGGCATTAAGCACGCTCTAGGGAGGTAGTAGTGAACATTCCTTATTATCCTCTTCCTATACTGCTAGATTCTGAGCCTCGCGTACTAGAGACTAAAAAGTTTCACGGCCTAACTATTTGTATTGAGAATCCTAAGGGTAGTATCCGACAAGGTAAAGGCTGGTCTCATAAGATGAATGACGACTATGGCTTTATAAAAGGTTATGTTGGAGCTGATAGTGACGATGTTGACTGTTACTTAGGTAATTCTCCTGATAGTAAAGAAGTATACGTAGTGGACCAGGGTATAATGAATAATCCTGAGAAATTTGATGAACATAAGGTGATGCTAGGGTATCCCACGGTGAATGATGCAAAATATCACTATATAATCAATCATTCCTCGGGTGCACGAATTTTCCAAAATATCACTCCAATGACTATTTCTGTATTTAAAGCTTGGCTAGAGCGTGGAAATCTAAATGAGCCTGTACAGCTGAGGTAATCATGTCTACGGCCTTTGAACTACCTGACACTCTAGAGGTTGCCTACCGTACAGTACTCTCAAAACTTATTAAGTCCTGGCTACCGGATAAACTTAAAGATATAAGCGATGAGTACTGGTTGAAAGAGCTCGCTTCTGTAAGTACTAGAAAGAGCGTAGTAGAAGTTAGTACTCGAGTAGCTTTGAACATGATTACTCGAGTCTCTGCTGTTAACTTCAGCAATTGGAATAAAGCAGCTATAAAAACTCAGAGAAGCTCAATAATCTACGACCTTCTCTCTCAAGAACTTTCAGGTCGTCTAGGAGTTAGAGTCAATGAGCTTGTTCAACAGAACGCTCAGTACATAGCTGAAATTCCTGCAGATGTATCAAAGCAACTCTCTATAGAAATCGCTGAGGCTTCTAGACAAGGCACTAGACCTGATGCTATAGCTAAGATTTTGAAGTTTAGATTTCCACAGGTAATGAACAGTCGAATAGCTATGCTAGCTAGAACACAGACTAGCTCAGCTAGTACAGCTCTTACAAGAGCTCGCAGTGAAGAACTCGACATACCTTGTTTTCAGTGGTGGAATTCTAGAGACCGTAGAGTAAGACCTTCTCATAGACACATGCAAGCTGTGGTAGTGTTTTGGAAGGACCTGCCTTCTCCTGAGTCTCTTATTGGAATGCCTCCACTACTCGGTCATTATGCTGCCGGGGATTGCCCTAACTGTCGTTGTAACTCTTTACCGATCTTATCAACTGAGGACGTCTTTGATAAGACAGGTCTTGTAAGAGTCTACAGTGAAGGTAGAATCCAGATGTTAACTAAAACGCAATTTACTCGGTTATCAGGAATTGAGTCAAGGATGGCCGCATGAAGAAAGAAATTAACAACGCTGGGAATTCTGCTTTTCTTCCTGCTTCAGCATTACCTAATTCTGGATATCCCAACTATACAGGTGGAAATAGTGGAGCCGTAGTAAGCCCAGCGCCTGGTCTTGGACTAAGTTCATATCAGTCACCAGATAATCAAATTAAGAAGGTGAAACATGGCAATTAGTGGCGGTCACTCAGTTTTCAGTTCAGGACCAAAAATTACTCAAGCTGTTCCAACTGCTCAGCGTACTCCTACCATTCCAACTGAATATGGAATACCTACAATGGCAATGGACTCCATTGACCCTAGGGTTTCAGAAGTACCTGCTCTTGATGCGGCCTACGAGTATAAAGGCGAGAATGCTAACAGTCGGTTTCCTAAGCTAGAAGGCGCTGAGCAACATCGAGAATATCCTCAAAACGTAAAGAGCGTGAAGGAAAAGGAACCACTTAGAACTGGTTCTTTTAATGATGAGGATGTGGCTGAAGACGCAATTCATCCTGCTCATTCAGCTCCTTCTACTGGTTCAGTAATAGAACGGTATAAGAACCAAGTCGAGAATCCAATGCCTAAGAAGCCAAAGGCTACAGCTAAGGATGGCGATGGTGATGGTGATATAGCTGAGGATGTGGCTGAAGACGCCCACCCGATTAAGCCATATCACGATGTTCTACGTAAACATGGTTTTGCTCCTGCTAAACACGAAGGTTGGGGTGATGTGGAAACTAAACAAGGAAGGGTTACCCATAAAGGAAGTGATGAGCATAAAACTCAATATCGTCTTAATTCATATAAGAATGAAAATGGGAATACTGTAAGTTTACGGTATTTAAAAGGAGAAGCTTATGGAGATAAAAGAGGCACTACAAAAAGTTTTACCGAGACTCCGACTAACCTTCTAGTCGGGTCTACTCCAGCTAAGTTAGATGAGCATCTTCATAAACAATCCTATACCTATAATCCTCCCTCTGATATTCCTAAGCCTCCCTCTACTAAAGAGAGGAAAGAATACTACAGGAAGATTAAGGAGTAACCATGCCAAAGTATTATTCTTTGATGCTGTCTCCTAACATCAGTAAGACAGTTCAAGGCTATCTTATATGTGAGAACGTACCTCTATGTAGATCGGGATTCCAGGAGTACTATGGTAGAGAACTTGTAGGTTTTCCTGGTTATGAAGATAGCTGGAATTTAGAACCTAACACAAAATACAAGATTTACCGGCCTAAGGAATCTGTACTCGACCCAGAGTTCATTAAGTCATTAGAAGGTATTACTGTCGTAGATGAGCATCCTGACGGCTCTGTCGTTCACTTGGATAACGACAAAGAATTGAACTGTGGTCATCTAGAAAAAGTCTGTAAGGGAGATGAGATTGATGGTGAGGTTACCTTAAAAGGTGACTTGCATATCAAAGACCCTGACCTTATAGAAAAGATTAGACCTGAAGCTGACCCTAATGCTGATTACGCTGTGCGAGACGTTAGCCTTGGGTATAGTATGAAGTTGAAGAAGCTAGACGATGGTACTATTATAGTTTATCGTCTACGCGGAAATCACGTAGCTGTAGTCGAAAAAGGCAGAGCGGGTCCTGTCATAGCTATAGGAGACTCTGCTCCAACCGAATCGCCTAAAGTCGAGTTTGAAGTTAAACCTGAACCAGAAATCAAGAAGAAAAAGGAGATTAACATGTCATGGAAAGATAAGATTTTTGGGGATTGGTTGAAGACTTCTGATGCCACTCCTGAAGAGCGGGCTGAGGCCTTTAAGGAACTTCATGCTCTCAAGCCTATAACAGACGCTGAACCTGATAAGGAAGAGAAAAAGGATGAAGACCCACACAAGGAGCATATATCCATGGTTAAGGACTATTGCGACAAGGGTGGTGACAAAGATGCTCTTGCATCATTCTTGAAGGGTGAAACTAAGCCTGTCACAGATGCTGATGAAAAGCTTGAGGATCTTGAAGAAGAGAAGCCTGAAGATAAGAAAGAAAAGAAGGATGACGAAGAGCCTGAGGACGAAAAACCCGCAGGAGTAGAAAAGCAGGATGAAAAGACTCAAGCTGAAGAGGGTGATAAAATGTCCACTGATGCTGACGAGATTGATGATGTTGGTGAGAGTGTCTTGAAGCAAGCGAATGATTCTGTTCGTGATTACCTCAAGAAGACTAAGCCACTCGTCGCTGCTTTGGTCTGCAAGCCTAAGTCTAAGCGTACGGTTCTAGAGCAGACTATGATTGATAGCTACAATGGAGCTGTTAAGAACCTTAATCTTGCAGGTGGAAGAGCTTACTCAAAACTGAGTAAGACTAAGATTCCCGAGCATATTCCTCTTGTGATTACTGATTCTAAGCAAGAAGACCCTTGTACATGTTTTGAGGGCGTTCCTTACCAGGTAGGCCTCAAGAAACACCAAACAGCACACACTACCAATAAGGAGACAAAATAATGCCAGCCTCAGTAATTCCTGTTAAAGGACTATACCTCGGCTTTGTCGGCAATATCAGTAATGAAGGTTATTCTCTTCGAACTGCCCGACAGGTCAATCCCACCGATACTCTTTCTGTTGCATTTGGCGAGACCATCATTTTGAACACGAACAACACTTACTCGAGTGTTAAGACGTTCATTGCAGGTGCTGGAACCATTACAGCAGCTACTCCTCTTGGAATTGCTGCTAGCAACGTCAACATTAACACAGCCTATAATGCTGCTGGTTCCAATGACGCTCTTACTCCCGGCGGGGCTTACCTTCCCGGATCTGTCATGGACGGCCTTGTTCAAGGCACAATCAATGTTAGCTGTAACAATGGTACTCCTACTGCTGGTGGTACTGTTTACATTCGAGTCGCTCTTAATGGAGCTATTCCGAATGGTGTAATTGGTGGTCTTGAGGCTGTTGCTGATGGCGCCAATACTGTTGCTCTGACTAATCTGAAGTGGAAGACTGGTTATCTCGAAACCGACCTTACTGCTCAGGTTACAATTTTGGCCCGTACTATTGCCTAATCGGCGGAAAGGTAAGAAATGAATCCCAAAGAATATCAACAGAGTCTAAACGCTCTGCGAAGCGGGAAGATTCTCTCCGATGCCGCCGCGGCTGCTACCGGTCAGACCTTCCTCATGGCAGAGCTTGCTAAGCTTGATCCGATTGTACGTCTCCCTCTGGAGAACTATACGTATCTTCGCGATCTACCAATCGATCGTGGCGGTGGTTGGATTATGAACCACGTCGCTCACAACGTTGATTTCCGTGGACCTCGCGATAATTCCGCTGGTTCTCAGACCAACGATTCACGAGTGATTGAGTACAACGTCAATCAGGATACCTGGCCGGTATTCCCCTATCAGGTCCGTGTGCGGATTCCGATTGTGGAATCTCTTCGCATGGCTCAGGTAGGACGTAGTCCTCAGGACCTCCTTGATAAGGGTGTTCGCGTTGACTACAGCAAGACACTAGACACTCGTGCCTATGCAGGATACGCAGGTCAGCAGGGTCTTATTAATAACCCTGCAGTCACGTCTACTGCTTTGCCTGCAACTGGTACTGGCAACACTACAACTTGGAGCACGAAGACAGCTACTCAGATTCTAGCTGACTTTAACTTCATGGCCAATCAGAACTGGCAGAATAGCGGAAGCGCTCCTGGTGCAATGCCGGATCGGTTCCTTATTCCTCCGGCTCAGTACCTCTACATTACTCAGCCAATGGCTGTTGTAGGTGGACCTTCGGGTTATGCGAGTATTCAGGACTATGTCAAGAAGAACTACTTTGGTTCTGCTTTTGGCATAGAGCCGGAGATTTACCCGCTTCCTACATGGCTTGATGGTCAGGGTCCTGGTACTACTCAGGTCATAATCGCGTATAAGTATGACAAGGACTGCTTGTCCCTTGGTATACCGCAGGAAATAACGCGATTTGGCGCTCCTCCTTCAATCGTCTCGGGCGCGTTTGAGTTTCTCTATTTGGGCAATATTGGTGTCGTTAAGATTAACCGTCCTACTACCGTGGGACAGTACTACGGCGCCTAAAATAACTAGGCCCTAGGCGTTAAAACCTAGGGCCTACACTTTTAAAGGAAACCACATGCGAATCCACACACATCGTGCTATTGCTCTTCACTCTGCTTCTCAAGGAATTATTAACATTCCAGCCAAGCAGACTAAGAATGTTCCTGAAGACGTGAACGACCACCCTCAGATTAAGATGCTTAAGAAGGGTAACTACATTTCAATTCTTAAGGATAAGCCTGAAGATGATGAAACTGAAAAGCCCGAAACTGAGATTCCTCATGACGAGGAAGAGGCTGATGACGAGGAAGACGTCGAAGAGATTCCAGGAACAAAGACAGAGCCTGAAGCAAAAGTAGAAGTAGCTGAGAAGACTCCTGTTGCTGTGAGGTAACTAACGTGAATACTGGTTTTGGGTCTACTAACATAGTTTCTTTCTTTGATATGTTGTATGGGACAGCTGGAGTAGACCTTCAAACTTTAACATGTTGGCAATTCGCAGCTGCTGCTGGAGTAGTATGGGGTGGAAACCCGCCATTTACTGTAACTGACTTTTTGAACATATACCCAAAGTTCTTTGGTCCAGCTACTAACATAAGTGGAGTTTCTTACCATTCTTTTGACAATACTATTACAGGGTTCACTTCAGATACCATACAAGGTCTACAAGTAGGGCAGTTATTGGTGAGTCCCAATTTTAAGAAGGATGCTATTATTACTGAGATAGGAACGACTTCTATTTCTTTGAATTGCAATCCTTTGTGCGATGGTACTACATTTACTGCTTACACTTCTCCTTTTGTTCCGTTAGTAGTTGTTAGAACTTACCTTACCTTGGCCTTAGCTTCTGTTATGTTTGCTCGCTATCAGGAAGCTTGGGTCACGTGTATTTGCTTTTTTGTTGCTCACTACTTAACGCTGTTCATGAGAACGGAATCTGGACCTAATCTTACTGCTTCTGAGGTAGCTTCTTCCGGTCTCACTAAGGGAATAATCATCTCTAGACATGCTGGAGACGTTGGTGCTACTTCTCAGTTAATTGGAAGCTATGAGCAATGGGGAGCTTGGACTGAAACTCAGTATGGGGAACAGTTTATAAGCATAGCTAGAGCGTTGAATGCTGGGCCGATCTGGGTGCAATAGAACTATGCGCAAAAACCTCGATAAAGATGAGCCGGATAACAACTGGAAAGACCGAGAAATCTTAATGTGGGCTAATCGGACAGGAGCTATAGATGAAGCCCACAGTATCAGTAGCTCGGTCCAGCAACTCCAAAAGTCTTCAAGCCTCTCTAAAAAAGATAGATAATCTAGCAGTCTATGTAGGAATTCCTACTACCAATGCGGCGGCTAGAAAAAAACAACTCATTACTCTGGCTGAAAAAGCTAGTTCTACTAGAAAAACAAAACTAGTAGCTGCAGCAGCTGCTTCTGAGTTAAACAATGCTGAGATTCTGTATATTTTTAGTAAAGGCTCAGAAATTAGCCATCAACCAGCTAGACCTGTTCTAGAACCTGCTATTGAAGCAGATGGAAATAGACAGGCTATAGCTCATGAAATTGCGCAAGCTACGAAAGCTACTCTAGAAAATAAACCTGAAGAAGCTAAGAAGTTCTTGAAGCGGGCAGGAATGGCAGGGTCTAACGCAGCTAAGAAGTGGTTTACTGATGACCGCAATTCTTGGGCTCCTAATGCTCCTAGAACTATTGCTGAAAAAGGTAGCGATAGACCTGGTGTGGATACAGGAGTAATGAAGGACGCAATTACTTATGTAGTTAAAGAGGAATCAGATGAGTGAAGTTAGCGATCTGTCAGCAACAATTGACGACGGTGTCTTATCTGAACCTTGGGTAATTGAACGTTCTACCGGTCAGTTTCAAGTAGGAGGCTGGGTTACTTCCGTTATAAATCTTCCAGGGTATGGAGTAGTTTCCGTAGCTTCTGAGCAAGACCTCTTGATGATACCTGAAGGAGATAGAGTCACAGGTTCTATGATATTTCACTCTACCCAAAGAATCTATGAAACTCAAGAAGACGCTAATGGACAACAGTTTGTAAGCGATAAAATGATCTGGAACTACCAAACCTATAGGGTAATGAAAGTAGGTACTTATCCTAATAGGAACTACTGGAGAGCTATAGCAGTAAGAATACAGGGGAACTAATATGGCTACGATTACCTACCTAGATGGTACTAGTCTGACCTCTACTGCTCTTACTGACTCTCAGATTCAGAATGTTTTCCAGACTATAACTGCTCAAATGCTGGGTCTTGTAATGTTTCAGGTACCTATAACTTTTGTATCAGGAAGTAATGTAGCTACTCCGGCGAGTATGGCTAATCTAGCCGTAGGTCAGATGGTGAATAGCTCTTTTGTACCCAGTGGTCCTCCTGCTACAGTTATACAAGCTATTGGAGTATCAACAATAACTCTTAGTAATGCAGCTACTTCTACTGGAACAGATAACTTAGCCACAATAGCTAATCCTATCGTACCTAATCAAGTTAGGATAGCGTGGCAAATCGAAGGACAACCTGGCCCTCCAATTACTACTGATACAGTTACTGTAAGATGTGTTCCTTATGATGCTGACTACGGCCGTATGAGAGATGTAGTAGGCACAGCTGGTGAGACTAGTATTACTAACACAGACGTATTTACTAGGGGTTGGAAGGTATCTTGGACATTCTACGGGCCTGATGGTTTAGATAATGCTAGGGCAATTCGCTCTGCCCTAATAACTATTCCATTTGTCTATTATTACCTATCTGGATATAATCTTTACGTGATTCCTTCAATTAAGGAGCCATCTAGAGGTCCTCAAGAGTTTCAAGGTAGGTGGTGGGAAAGAATTGACCTTGAAGCTAATTTTTATGAGCAGATAACCGAAACATTCGAAGTTGGACTCGTTGAGAGTGTTCCTGTTAGCATATACACAAAAGATGGTGAGTTTGAAAGCTTTACTGTCACAGAACCTGAAGGAGTTTAGATATGGCGACTTTACCGCTGCAGATTATTGCGGATGTTAGTGTAGTAACTGCGTCACCACAAGTAGCAGCCCCGAAGTTTAATACAGGGCTAATAGTAGGCTCTTCTGGTGTAATTCCTTCATATGGTCCTAATTCTAGAGTTAGAACTTACCTGTCTTCTACTTACTCTACAGCTATGTTGAGTGACGGTTTCTCACTTACTAGCCCTGAGTACATAGCGGCCACTATTTACTTTAGTCAGTCTCCTGCTCCTCAGCAACTTTGTGTAGGCTGTCAAGACCTTACTGCTATTTCGGCTGTGACTATTGGAGTAGCTGGTACTGGTTATGTAGTTGGAGACAAGGTTACCATTACTCAATCAGGTGCTAGCTACGGAGTACTTAGAGTTTCAAGTGTAATCATTGGTGGCATAGTCACTGGAGTTACTCTCTATACTCAAGGAACAGGTTACACTATAGCTAATGACCTTGCTACTACAGGCGGCACTGGAACAGGTCTAGAAATCGACGTTACAGCTATTGGTGAAAGCTGCTTACAGGCTTTTCAAGCTTGCCGTACAGCTAGCGCAGTCTGGTACCCCGGTATGGTTTGCGGCGCTGTTGATGCTGATCACCTTGCAATTTCTGCTTGGGTTCTGGGTCAGTCTGGTACTATTTACTTTGGTAATAGTTCTGACACTTCAGTATCTAATGGAATAGCGAACAATCCATTTGTTCAGATGTTCAACTTAAGCTCTAAGCGTACTTGGATGCAGTGGTCGACTACTCAGAGCGGGTTGTACCCTAATCAGATTTATTTTACTGCAGCAGTTATGGGTCAGTCAATGGCTTCTAACACTCAGTTGACTAATTCTGCATTTACTGAGAAGTTCAGTGGTGGCGTTCCTCTTATTGGAGTAGTTACTGAGCCTACCGGTCCTAATGGACTAAGTACTAGCCAGATAAGTAACATTGAAGGTACTAGTACAGCTAGTGGTCCTAACGGAAATCTTTACCTCAACTATGGTAGTTCGTTCAATGTGCTAGAACAAAGCACGATGATGGCGCCTGGGGTGTTCTTTGACCAGATTCTTAATCTAGACATCTTGGCTTCTAACATTCAGTATGCTATCATGAATGCTATTACCTCAGTTCCTAAGGTTCCTCAGACAGATGCTGGTCAGCAGATTCTCATTCAAGCTGTACAGGGCGCTTTGGCTACTTCCTACAATACAGGCTTCATAGCACAAGGAACTTGGAACGGGCAGACTATCCTTAGTCTTACTCCTGGTACTACTCTTCCTAATGGTTATATGGTTCTCTCTCCTTCCTATAAAACATGGGGAGCGCAGAACCCTGGCCTTGTAGCTACCCGCCAAGCTCCTCCTATCTACGTAGCCTTGATTGAAGCTGGAGCTGTTCACTTTGTCACAGTAGAGGTTCTTGTGCAGATATAATCAATACGGGTATGCAAATTATAAATGAGTGTTATATCATAAATAATTTGCATATTTAACCTGGAATGACTAGGATATCTCCAGGTGAATATAAATTAATAGAATTCATTCATTTCATTACCCGTAGCGGAAAGGAATCACATGGCTACTACGTACTCGTATAAAGCTCTAGTTGGGTCATTCACTGACCCGGATGTAGGGATTTATCTTTTTCAAGGTCAAGAGGGAATTAAGCACTTGGTCATAGGTAATACCGTAGATCGTACTGTTCACGATGTCGCGGCAGATGGTACTGTGATGATTAGCTATGTGTCTGGGGCTCCTGCTTATCTCGACATTGAATGCCAGCAGAATAGTAGCCTTCAGGAATTCTTGGTAGATTGGGCAAACACTAAGTACACTGAAGGTGAACTCGGTGACCTCACTACCTATGCTGCTGCTTCTATATTTTTTACTGACACAATTTCTGGAGCTACTCACATTCTCACAGGAGTCGCCCCTCTGAAGATTCCAGATAAGTCCTATGGTCCTACTGGTGGTTCAGTAACTTGGAAGTTAATGGCCGCTAACGCTGTACAAGAGTAATAAACTTTAAAGGAGAAGCTCAATGGAACCCCGCGTAGCTTACAAAGATGTTCAGATAGAGGATAATCTTTACCGCATTAATAAGATGGACGCTCGTCTTTCATGCTGGATGTTTACTACTTTAGGTAGGCGAGCAACTAGTAGCGGATTACTTCTTTCTGCATTAGGTACATGTTCACGGGAAGAGTTCAATGAGCTTCAGAGTTTAGCTCTTGCAGTAGTTCAGAGAATGGAACTACGGGACGGGGTTCAACTTCCTGTTCCTATTCTATCTGCAGCTGGAGCAGTAGCTGATAAGTTTCTAGCGGATAAGCCAGATTTTCTGTTGAGGCTTACCTCTGAATCTATCATGCTAAGCATAGCACCTTTTTTAGTAGACGACAAATCGAACGAACCTCAGTAGAGTCTCCTGGATGGGAGCCGGTGGAATACGTTTCACTGTACTATCCTCTTATGAGACCAGTCGAAGCAGGTTTCTGGAAACTGCATGAAACTTTCGATGGGACCTATACTGCAGACGATTTGTTTGATATACTAGAGGTCATGGACTTTAAAGCGGAGAATACTAACATAGCAAGAGAGTTTAATAGGAGAGATGACTAATGTCACAAAATGTCCTCGACTCTTATCTAGTTAAGCTCGGTTCTGCAGTAGACACTAATTCTTTTAATAAGTTTCATGACGCTTTAAAGCAGTCTCAAAATGCAGTATCTCAGTTTAGTAAACTTAGTGTAGAAGGTTTTGCTGCTTTTGAAGTCGCGGCTATAGGGGCTATATCAAGCATAGGTCTTGGCTTAATTGGTCTAGCCGATAAGACTGCTTCTACTGACCAAGCATATAGACTTTTTGGTATGCACATGGTGATGTCTAAAGATAACGCTAGGGCTATGCAACTTGCCCTAGACGACCTTGGCGCTTCAATGGGGGATATTGCAGCAGACCCAGAGTTAAACGCTAGGTTTCAAGTACTTTACGCTAGATACATGAAGTTGGGCGATACTCTCGGTAAGGGTTTTGATCACAACATGGTTAGCATCCGAGGCGTGAAGATGGAAGTTGGTTTTCTATCTCATGAATTAGAGCTACTAGGTAGTGGTACAATTTCTAAGGTGTTCGAAAAGCTCGGCTACAGTGAAGGCGGACTTGAGGATAAGCTTAAGAATCTAGGTCAGTGGTTTGAGACTGAAATGCCTGGATGGTCAGATAAGATATCTACCGACATTATTCCTGTATGGGAAACTTTTGAGTCTGTGGCTCATGATGTTGGAGACACTTTTAAGCAGCTTGCAGGAGACTTTACCTTTCTTACAGGAGTTATGAGCGGGGACAATTCTCTTCAAACTACTGAGTTTAGTCTAAAGAACCTAGCGAAAGCTTTTGAAGATATAGTGATTGGAATGGGTAGAGCTGTTCTTACAGGTGACCTTTTCATGAAAATGATGGGACACCTTACAGCTGCTATAGGAGCTGATTTCTCTGCCGTTAATGCGTTAGTTCGTCGTGACATGAAGAAATATCACCAGATGAGAGCTGCTGGCGACGCTGAGAATGACAAACTGTATAATGATGTTTTAGATAATAGTTATAATTCAAAGAATCCTGACTTACAAAACATAATTAAGTTTGAAAATATGATAGCTAGAGGAAATAGCAGTAGCTCTAATTCTTCTATAGCTCTATCCGATGACATGAAGTCTGCTCTGAGTAATCCAGCTTTCTTGAAGCTACTCTATGGGATATCTAAAACTGAGTCTAGTCATGGTCAATTTGACGCCATGGGTCATGTGGTTTTAGGGAAAGCTACTGATTCCTTTGGGAATCCTCTTAAGGAAAGAGCTAGAGGTAAGTTTCAACTTCTTCCTTCTACAGCTAAACACTATGGAGTAGACCCAGACACTGAAGAAGGAAATACTCTTGGTGCTGCTATGTACCTTAATGATTTGCTGCATAAACACCATGGAGACGTAGCAGGGGCTCTTGCTGAGTATGGAGGATTCAAAAAAAGAGATCCTTCATATTATACTCACAAGGTTGATACGTTTGCTTATGGCGCTCCTGACCCTGTAATAGGAGATGGTAAAGTTACTATCGGTAATATCACTATTAATGTTCCTAAGTCTTTACCTGATCATGAATGGCATAAGTTTGTAAAGGGCTCAGTAGAGGATATACTTAAGACCGGAAGCGCCAATTCAATGGCTCAAACTGCGGGAGGATCATATTACTAATGGCTGCTTCTACGTGGACTCCTCCGCAGTACTCTAAACCTGCTGTAACTATAATTACAGTACCTCAAGTAGGTAATCCTGTTTTAGTGTCAGCTCCAGTTTATAACTCAAGCGGGTTAGCTTCTGCTCCAGTTTATACAGGTGGAGTTCCGGCTATAGATTATGTTTTCGACGCTGTCTTAAAAGCTTCACACAAAAGAGTCATCAAGAAGACTCAGCACCCAGTTTTGACTGGAGCTAATATCTCAGATCATTTCTATAACATGCCTTCTAGGGTAGTTCTAGAAATTGGTATGAGTGATGCTATGTCTTCTTTTACTGATGGAATTTGGGTAGGAGCTTCTACTAAAAGTATATCTGCTTGGCAGATTCTTAAAGGTATACAGGCAACAGGAACTCCACTTACAGTAACCACAAGACTAGACACCTATAAGAATATGCTTATAGAGAGTATGGACTCTCCAGACACTAATAGAACTTCTCATGCTTTGAGGGCCACTATAGTACTAGAAGAGCTTATCTCTGCCTCAGTTAGTTCTTTGTCTACATCATCTACCAGCACTAGACCGCAAACTACTGATGATTCTCCTCAAGGTCTTTTAGTTCCTACTATACCAGGATATGAGAACCAACAACAGAATGTTGTGCCTTCTAGTGCTTATCCCGATATTGTTCCCTGTGATGTACCAGGAGCAGGTACTGTCAGTAGTGGAAATCTAGGAAACTGCGTACCGAAGGGGTCCTAGAGATGAGTCTTCAAATAGTTCCACTTACTAACTCTCCTAATCAGCAGTTAACAGTTCTACTTCAGGTAGATGGAGCACCTCTAACTCTTAATTTGACTGTAAAGTTTAATGAGATGGCAGGTTACTGGCTTCTAAGTGTATCTGATTCCTCTAATAATCTTCTCATTGATTCTATTCCAATGATCTGTGGTAATTATCCTGCTGGTAATTTACTTCAACAGCAAAGATACCTAGCTATTGGAAGTTGGTACATCGTCAACGTAGCTAATCTTACTGTTACTGGAGCCTCTGATGTAGGTTACGGTCAAGGTGGCTATGGTTTTGGTGGCTATGGAGGAGCATCAGGACAAGGTGGACAAGACTACCCTGACGCTTCTAATTTAGGAACTGCTTTTCAGCTATGGGTAGGCGATACGCCGCTAATTTAGAGTATGTATGCAAACCATGGATGATTGTATACTCACGAATTATATGCACACAATCACCTAGGATACTATAATGAGTCAATCAACAACTCCTTTCTTTGGTCGAGCGTACAGCCTCACGATTACTCCGAGCACAGGACCTTCAGCAGGAGTTCCCATTGTAGTTACCTCTGATACATTTGAACCTCAAGCATTAAGGATTACTTTTAATGTTGTTCAATTGGCTTTTTCTGCCTTTTGGCAGGCGGAGATAACGATCTGGAATGCGGATGGTTACATATCTACAGGTCCTTCAGTAGGGAAAAATCTCTACCAGTCTATTATTCAGGAAGGTGATATAGTAACTCTATCGGCTGGCTACCAAGCAGACTATCCTTCTCCTTCTACTCCTCCTGCTATTTTTACAGGGCCTATTTTCTATACTATTCAAGATAGAGTAGATGTGGTTGATAAGAGACTAATACTTCACTGTCTACTCAATAGACTACTTACTACTCAAAACTTCTTGAATGCTACTGTACCTTCACTGTCTACTCAATTTACTCAAGCTAGATTTATAGCTCAGAGTTCTTTGGTTGAGATTCCTATACAACCTACACTTGTGGAACCTTTGTTGGACAGTGATATTCCAGGTAGAGGAGCAACTCAACTTCCTCGAGGTAAGTCTTATTTTGGAACTCCTCACACTTACTTAAAAGCCTTAGCTGATCAAAATAGTCTGCTTTCTTGGTTTGATAATAAAGGCTGGAATCTAGCATCTTTACAAAAGGCAGTTGGGGATGTCGTAGCTACTTATGCTCCTCTACCTCAAGGTGGAGGACCGCCTGAAGTTGTAGACGGAGTCACGTTAACTCTAATAGGTCAGCCTAAGCAAACTCAATTTGGCGTAGAGTTTAGAGTTCTTCTCGATCCTAGAGTTCAAGTAGTTTCTCCTCTTTGTCAGGTAGGGCTGCAGATGCAGTTTATTAGACAGGCTCCAATTGAGTACCCTATACCTTCTGGAGGAGTTCCTGTACCACTAGTGAGTCAGTATATTGTTGTTGGAGTTTCATTCTCTGGAGACACTAGAGGAAATGAGTGGTATACTGATATAACTGGAATCGCTCAGATTGTGGACGTTGTTCAGTTACTTGGACAATCGCAGCAAGCCGTGGCTACTAGTAACAGATAGAGGATTAAGATGTATTCAGTTCAAGCTAGGTTAGGAATACACACTGAGTCAATAGAAGGAGCTCTTTGGCAGTGGGCTTGTGCGATGAGGTCCTCTATACCAGGAGTAGTAGTGTCTTTTAATGCTGAGAAGCAAACTTGTGTAGTTAGACCAGCTATACAAGAGATAGTGATGCTGCCTCCTCCTGGCACAACTCAAACACCTAGTTCTAGTTCTCCACAAGCTGTGCCTACTACAGTAAGTATAGATCCTATTCAGGATGTGCCTATCTGTATGATGAGAGTTCCTGGTTGGTCAGTGACTCTTCCAATTGTTGAGGGAACAGAGTGTTTACTTATTTTCTCAGACACGTGTATAGATGGCTGGTGGCAGAATGGAGGAGTAAATCCTCCTTATGATAGACGTCGACACGACCTATCTGATGCCATCGCTCTTTTCGGTCCTTGGTCTCAACCTAAGGTACTGGAAAACTACTCTACTAGCTCAATGCAGATTAGGTCTGATGACCAATCTGTAATGATAGATCTTTCTAGCGTAGGAGTTACCATAACAGCTCCTTCTGTTAAGGTAATTTCTAGCGGCGGATCGGCTTCTCCAGTAATGACTCAAGAATTCTTTTCTTGGTTTACTACTAACATAGAACCTTTCCTAGTAGCAAAAGGATATACAGGTCCTGTTCCACCTACATCTTCTATAACCACTGTACTGGAGGCTGAGTAATGGCCACGATAACAGTACGAGCGCTTAATCCTACAACCTGGGACCCACTATATGGAAACGGTCAGAATAATTTCATCTCTGACTTAGCGGCAGTAACTCAAATCATTAACACCCGAATGAGACTTTTTCGTGGTGAGTGGTTCTTGAATGTTACCGATGGGCTTCCTTTGTTTCAGTCTATACTTGGGTCTTCTGCTGGTAGAAACAATATAGATGTTATTACTAACATAATATCTTCAAGGATACTAGGGACCCCTTATGTACTATCTATTAGCTCAGTAGACGTAGTTCTTAGTGGTAGGAGTTTAACTTACAGCGCTGTTGTTCAAACTCAATTTGGTACTGTGTCTATAAATAACGCTCCTGCATTGTCCAGTTCCTTAACCACTTCAACCAGTTAGAGGGAGAATTATGGCTTATTTCGCTCCAGTTATACTCCCTACTGGCTTGTCTATTCCAGCTTATTCTGATATACAGTCTGCTCTTTTATCTGCCTACACTAGTATCTACGGGTCTACTGTATACCTAGGAAATGACTCAGCTGATTATCAGTGGGTATCGGCAGTAGCTATTAAACTTAATGACAATATGAATCTTTGTCAGTTAGCCTATAACGCTCGTTCTCCTCAGACTGCTATTGGTTCAGACTTAGACTCTATAGTTAAGTTAAACGGTCTTACTAGACTTGCCTCATCTTCTTCTACTGCTTCCATTTTACTTTCTGGAGTAGCAGGTACTGTTATTAATAATGCAGTTCTTCAGGACACTAATGGAGTGCTATGGAATCTCCCATCTGGAGTAACTATAGGTGGTGGAGGTAGTGTTTACGCTACAGCTACTTGTCAACAGATTGGACCTGTGTCAGCTGCTCCTAATACTATAAATAACCCTGTAGGTGGATTCACCTCTGGCTGGACTTCAGCTACTAATCCTACTTCGGCTGTAGTAGGTACTTCTGTAGAAGCTGATTCCGCCCTTAGAGCCCGCCAAGCGTACTCAGTAGCTCTTCCTTCTAGTACTAGACTAGCTGGAACTTCAGCTGAAGTAAAAGCAGTTGAGGGAGTAACTCTCACTAACATTCTAGAGAATCAAACTTCTGTAACTGATTCTTACGGCAATGAAGGGCACTCATTGACCTGCGTTGTAATGGGAGGAACAGACACTGATGTAGCTACCGCTATATTCAATAATCGTGGAATAGGATGTAATACTCAAGGAGCAACCGTTCCTACAATGACCATAGTTCCTATTACTGATCCTAATTCAGGAGCAGTTACTAATATTGGTTTTGTAAGACCTGTAGCAGTACCTATCTATGTTAGTTTGTCAGTACATGGCCTAACAGCAGCTTTTACTACAGCTACTCAACTTTCTATTAGAACAGCTATAGTTAACTACCTGAATAGCCTTCAGATAGGAGAAGAAGTCACTCAGTCTGCTATGTATGGAGCAGCTCTTTCTGTGATGCCTAATCTGGCTCTTCCAATTTTCTCAATTAGAGCTATGACCATAGGAACTTCTCCAAGCCCTACTGGAACTACTGATATAACTCTTCTTTTCTTCCAAGTTTCTTCAGGTACTTTGGCAGACGTAGTACTGACGGTGGTATAATGGGACAACTACCTACTCAAGCTCTTCAGATAGGATACTATCTTAATTTACTTACTTCAGAGTATAGAACTGCTCCTGAATTCAATGACTGGTTATATGCGGTACTGAGTATAGCTAATGATATTTCTAACTGTTTGCAGTTTGTAACCTCAGCTTTCGACTTAGACTTTGCAGTGGGGGCTCAGTTAGATATTCTAGGACAGATAGTTGGAGTAGCGAGATTAGTACCTTTTCAGCCTAGTGACGGCGTTAGTCCTATTCTAGATGATGCTACCTATAGGATTCTTCTAAAAGCTACTATAGCTAATAACCAATGGGATGGAACTTTAGATAGTCTGTACCCTATCTGGAAGTCACTCTTTCCTGCTGGTCAGATAGCAGTTATAGATAACCAGAATATGACCGCTACTATCATTCTTTCTGGTTCTTTTACTTCTATTCTACTGGACTTGATTACTAACGATTTTATCATACCGAGACCTCAGGCTGTTCAGTATACGTATGAGTTTGGAGCTTTCCCATACTTTGGGTTTGGCCCTGCTAATACTTATATCGCCGGGTTTGGCGTAGGTAGTTGGACATAAGGAGCTTAAATGGCTGGAACTACTAATTTTCTTCAGTTTAACCCTGGCGCAAATAATCAGGAAACGGATTCAGCGTATTTAGCAGATTCTCAGAGGTCTAGTGGAGCTATAGATGGTCAGGAATTTCCTTCTATATTAGCTAATAAGGCTTTTTATCAATGGTCCACGTTCATAGCTGCTTTTGCTGCCGCTTTAGCTAATAAGAACTACAGCACTAGTGATGCTAATATAGCTACTCTAGAGTCTGTTCTAGCTAACATCGTTACATTCGCAGATCTAAAATCTAATCTTACCTCAGTATCATTTTCTACTACTCCAGTATTCAATGCTACGTCAACTAATGGTTTTGACTTTGTCTTAGCTGCTAATGTAACTAGTTCTACTCTTACAGGTCAGCAGATCGGGCAAACTTTAACCTTTGTGATTAAGCAAGGAGCTACAGCCTACACCTTTGTGCCACCTACTAATATCAACGGTTGGCAGCCCGTAAGCACTGTTCCCAACAGCGTAACCACCCAGTCATTTATAGTTCGGCAGGACGGTACTATTTGGCCTGTTGACAACGCTACCCCTCCATTCTTACTAGGGGTTAATGGTTATGTAAAACTTCCCATTGGTCTATTGGTTCAATGGGGTTATTTAGCACAAACTAATGGAAATTATTCTTTTCCGACACCATTTCCCACAGCTTGCGTAAATCTTCAAGCTTGTAGAAGCAATGCTAATTCGGGTTCTGCTGCAGATACGCCTATCATGGCAATTAACAGCAATACTAGTTTTTATCTTGCTACAGTAAGCAGCTTAAATGGAAATAGGGCTGGCTTTCCATGTTGGTGGTTTGCTATTGGTTACTAGGAGAAATATGAAGAAACTTTTATCGCTAATTTTTTTGCTGTCAAGTACGTGCTTTGCTCAGTATACTCCTACACCAAACATTGGCCTGCAGATTCCCGCTACCGGTTCAAATAACTGGAATATACCACTTAACCTTAACTTCAATTTACTCGACCAGTATTTAAGTGGAGTTAAGCCTATCCCAGCTCTTTCTGTTACTGATAATGTTATTGTTGGTGGCACGGTACAAGCCAACGGCTTTATAGGACCTGGAGGAGCAGCTTTTGCTTTCTCAACAGCTTCTAATCAGTGGAGCGTACCATATTATAGTTCGACTACTCCTAGCTATACACTGAGTGGCGTTTCACTTACAGGCATTCCTTTTTACAGCGGTAGTTCTGCGCCTACTTCCGTTACCGCTGCGAATCTGGCAACAGTTTTGAAATTGGCAGCGAATTGCAACGTTTCTTCTTCATATTTTTACTCGCCTTACACAAACTCTTGTAGCACGGCTGGAACAGCATTTAGCCTTGCTGAGCTCAATGCGGCAACTGGTGCGACGTATGACAACACGGGAGATGTGACTTCCAATGGCGTTGCTGGCTACAGCAACTACTTAGCTGGCGGAAATGACTATGTTCACGCTGTGGGATACAAGTCTTGCAACGGTATTTACTGTTCTGCTTTCCTGCAATACGGTGTTGGAGGCGGCTGCCCTGTCATCGATTCATTCACTATCTGCGGCGGAACTACAATCGGTCCCACAACAAACCCAGTCACCTCCTTTTCCCAGATACCCATCTTTATTGATAGTAGTCTGAACCTGTATTTACTTAAAATCGGTGCTGCTGCAAATTCCGGGGCAGGCGCAACGGCAGGTCAAGTTCCGTGTTTTACAGGTGGGCCCGGTGGTGGATCACTTGCTGTTTGCAGCAGCGGGACATTTACTCAATCTGCCCTGCAAGCCATCATGGACACCGGAGCCTACAGCATCAACGATGCCAACTGCGATGTTTCCGGCAACGGCGGCAACGCACTGCTGTACTACCCGTCTGAGTCTAGCTTGGCTGGCACGGCCAACTGTCAAGGCGGCTGGCTGCTCGACGGTACATACAACAACACCACGGCTAACTATGCGCCTAATTTGATTGCCTACGACCCTGCCGGCCAAGTGCAGGTGGAGTTCGGCCCCAACCTTATGAACATCGAAGGGGATGTAGGGCCAGGGTTGTCTTTGGGCGAAAACGTTCCCTGCGTGTATGGTTGCGGCGGCTTGCGTCATGTGGGGGAATACGCATACTTAGGCTTTGACCCTGCGGACAGCTACTCAGGCGTTTTGTATCTCTACGACTACGGCTCCCCGTTACCGGCTGTGGACCTTGAAAGCGACGGCAACCAATCACTCTTTTCTTACGGAGCAACGTTTGCGACTAGCTCTGGCGGGAACTTTACCATTAATGCCGATGGTTCCTTCAACGCTTCGAATGATGCGTTCAACGTAAACCCCGACGGAAGTTTTTATGCCCAGAACGATACGTTTGAAGTGGATTCCGGCGGCTCCGTCTATGCGGCTGGCGGTTACTTTTACATCAACACTGACGGCTCATTCTCTGCATCAGCAGGCTTATTTCAGGTAGACCCAAGTGGTGGAGTGCTGGCGAATGGGACTGCGGTGTTTGGCGGTGTGCAGAGCAATCAGACGATGAGTGGCGAGGCGTTCCTAACGGGTAATGTGCCGAACGGAAACCTGCCGGGCATGGTGCTGTACAACGCTGGCGGCGGAAGTGGGTCGTCGGTTTCGCTGGACTTCTACAACACGAACAATCACAGCAACATTCCGCAGGCTCGTGTCATCGGGACCGACGATGGTAACTTCGGCGACAACTTGACACTCTCGACCAAGCAGGACGGAGCGAGTGCAAACCCGCTAGTTCCGCGCTTGCAGGTCGGAGTGGTAAGTGCGCCATCGGGAGGCTGTTCAAATGCGGGAGAATGGATTTTTTCAGAAGATGCGCATCTATCCGTTTGTCTCAGTGGTGTTTGGGTTCTAAAGATATAACCACCACAAAATCGTCACGCACTGCTAACCTCAACCAAGAAAGGCATACCATGAAAAAGCTATACTTCGCACTCTTCTTCGTCGCCCTCACCCTCAACCCCGCAAGCCGCGCCCAACAGCAACTCCAGTCGCCCACTCCTCAGAACAGTGTTGTGTGGTCGGTGTCTGGCGTTGGCTGCCCCGCTGCTGGTGCGCTCCCTGCTGTGCTTGCTCCGCAGTGGACAGCCGCACTCACCGCCGTCAGTGGCAACGCCGCCGAGACCGCGCAGGTGCAGGCGCAGCAGACCTACATCACCGCACGGATTGCAGCCTACCTCGCCGCCAACCCGCAGCAGAATATCTTCGTGATGGTGACGCGGCCTGCATCAACAAGTCGCGGAGCATTGAGCGTAGTGATCTATCCCGTCGCGCTGCCAGCGGGCAATAGCTGTCCGGCAAGTTAGGTTTTATAGTTGGTATTTTGAATACCGCACCCCTCGCACCAGTAATGGGTGAGCCGCAAGGTGAGGGTGAGCATTAAATATAGAGGAGTAAAGATGTCAGATGGTGGGGAAGTTGTAACGCGAGAAGAGTTTCGGTTGATTCAGAAAGTCATCTGGGGAAACGGAGAACTAGGATTGAAGGGCAATGTGGAAGCATTGATGCAATGGCAGCGCAACGAAGAAGAAACGCGCAAGGAAGAGCGACTAGAGCGCGCGGAAGACCGGCGCAACGCTCGATCTAACCGAGTAGCACTTTTCATTGGAGTGCTTGGTATCTTAGCTACGTTAGGGTTCACCGTCTACAACACAGTGCACCCCCCAGCCCAGCAGACTGTCTATGTAGAGCGACAAACTACTCATGAAACACAGTCTAATGGCGATAAACTAGACACTACAACAGACACTGAAACAAAGGAAGGTAAGAACAGATAATGTCTTACATAGATATTGAACTCGAAAAATTAAATCTATGGGAAGGCAGCATATCTTGGCTATATCTTGATTCTGATAAACCTCCTAATGCTACTACAGCTAAAGGTCTATTAGTTTCAGATATAAACTCTATGATGAGTCTTCCATGGAAGACAGTTCAATCTGAAGTAGCTAGCCCTTCAGAAATACAAGCAGAGTGGAATAGAGTTAAAGCTCTACCAGGGGGAATGGTAGCTAAAGCCTATAGATCAGATTCTGGTCTCTTTCTAGATGGCTCAGATATTGAAGCTATAACAGAAAAGATGCTGCTTAAAGTAGATGGTTGGCTTCCTAAACTTATTCCTAACTACTATAGTTTTCCTGACCTAGCAAAGGTTGGATGCTTAGACATGGGGTGGAATCTCGGAGAAGGCGGACTTTCTAAGTATAGAAACTTATTAGCTGCAGCTAATCTACCCGCCCCAGACTTTACTAAGATGGCCGAACAGTGCGGAAGAAACGTATCTAATCCTGCTTTCAAAGAAAGAAATGACTGGACAAAAAATCTCTTTTTAGGAGTTTCAACATGAGCTCAAAGCCCAGTAACAATTTAATAGCCTTAGCTTGTATAGTCTTTTGTGTAGGACTTACGGTATTCATATTCGCAGAGTCTAGAACAGATCCTGGTCTTAGAATGGCTGCTCTAGTATCTTCTACTAGTGTAGCAGCCGCTCTTATAGCTATTGCTTCTACAATGCTTACAGGTAAGGACGTTACTAAGAGTCCTGACCCTAATGATGTTCCTCCAGGTACGGTTATAAAAGACTCAACCACTACTCAAATACCTCCAGTTTCAGACTCATCAACTTTCAACAAGGAGAATTAAAAATGAGCTTCATCAAGGATTTAGAAACATTCGCCAGTAAGATGGAAAAGGAAATTGAAAAGCTTTGGGGAGCAGCTCCAAAGTTTGAAACCGTAGCTCTTACTACTCTTACTTTTGTAGGTCCTGTTCTAGAGACTGTTATTTCTCTAGAAGGAGGCCCTATAGCAGGTAATGCTGCTACGGCTATTATCAATAAGGCTGAGACGGATCTTACTGCAGCTAGTAGTCTCGTAACTGCGATTGGTCCTACTCTAAGTGTTAAGAACCTTATTCTTGGAGTTCAGACTAGCCTTTCTAGTTTGCTCACAGCTTCTCAGGTCAAGAATCCTACTAGCGTCGCTGATGTAACTCTTATAGTTAAGGAACTTGCTGCTCTTGTGGCTGCTTTTCCACCTACTCCTGCTGTAGCTATTCCAGCCGCCGCACTCTCTCCCGCAAATTCAGTAGCAAAGGAGGTCTAACTTTATGATTACTCAAAAGTTGACTCCTGCTCAATTTAAGTCTGCGGTAGTTAAGCTTAACTCAGAAGGACTGGCTATATCTGGTGACAGTGGTAGCTTTAACCACATGGGAGTAAGTGGTACTTTTAACTATGACGGAGAAACTCTATCTATTAACCTTACCAGTTGGCCTCCTTTCATGGAAGGCCACATCACTAAGGAAATTGAGGCGGGTCTTGCTCAGATCGCTAGTGAATAAGGAATAATGTGCAAAATTTGAATGAGTAATCAATCAATTTTTATTTGCATATTTAACCTTGATATCACCAGGTTTCCCTGGTGATGAATTAAATTAATAGTTTTATGAATTGCTATATTACCCACGCCCTGATAATCACCAATCAGGGCGTGGGCATTTTTGTGTTTGTGCTAGCTATTAAGAGTCTCAAGAAGAGTACTAGTTTTTGGATTAAACAGAATTCTATGTATGTCAGGAGCTTTATAGTCAGGGCCTTTAGGTGTTTTAGTCCCATACTTCTGGCCGCTCTCTGCCTTAATAGCAGTCTTAGTCATGTTAGAGTTATGAACTTCTCTAAATATACGTTCAATAGGAATTCCATATGATAAGCATGTTCCTATAATAACATATATAAGATCCGCCGCTCCATCTGCTATATCAGTTAAACTATTAAGTTCAATAGCCTCTAAAAGCTCCTCATATTCTTCGGATATGAGTTCTTTTCTCAAATCTTTAACAGATTCTGGTATAAGAGTTGTAGGTTGTTTAGAAACTAGGTGACCGTACTTTTCATGAAAAGCTCTTACTAAGTCTTCCATATACTTCCTTTCTGTGTCGAGCCATAACTTGTTTAAGTTGCTTAATTCCTCTTCCACTGCATAGCACTTCTTCACTACAGAGATAAGGGAGAGTAGTTTCACCTTCTACAGGCCGGAACTGAGCTAACACTTCAACTGTTATAATAGCTGATTTCTTAATCTCAGGATAGTAGATCGCGTAAACTACAGAGGCATGCTTCGCCATAGACTTACATACTTCGTATTGCCTTAAGTCTTTTTTTACTGTTCTCCACGGCTGTACGTATGGAACACCATCTAAGTCGAATTCTACTTTATCTCCAATCTTAGCTTCGATGTATGTTACTATTCCATCAAGAATGTGAGTCGAGTCTGGAAGACCAAGAGTAGACCTGTCACTAGTCTTTATAACCTTTCCACCTATCTGTTTTTCTATATCTAGAGAAAGAGCCGATAGATAAGAAGATTCTTTCATTTCTTCATCAACCTTTCTAGAGTATGCTGTACTGTACTCTTGTCTGATATATTTCCATAGAGCCAGTTAGCTTGGGCCTCTACTCTTTGAAGATACTCATTATCAGTTATTATGCTCTCAAATTCATCAGCAGACCCCCTGAAAGCTTCGCCCATTGTTGCGGCGTCCCTAGGGTCGGAGTAAATTAACGTCTCTGCCCAGGCCGCGTTAAGATAACGAGTCCTCCACCAACCAGAACCAGCAGAAGGATAACCCACGGAAAGCACACCAAAACTATTACTAAAGAGGCGCACAGTATCTGTTTCATTGAGTACTCTAACTCCTTCCATTCTCTTATTTCCAATATAAACTATTGGAAGCCTTAAGTGTTGTTTCTTTATCCAAGGAGTATGATCAGCTAGAGCTGCCATTACCCACTGCCTAGTTCTCTGAGAGGGCTTAGGAATATCCACATTAGGGAATTCCACCCAAGCACTAGGGTCTACCGTAATTAGCTTAGCTTTATAGTTACCATCACCTTTACTACCTGTCATCAAGAATCTATGATTACCCCATGGAAACATCGGAGCTAATACAGGAGCGTTATAGAGCTCATCTACTCTCATCATTAACTCCAGAGATTGTCGAGTCTGCTCAATTACAGAATTAGAGTAAGGAAATCTCTTGTAGTTCAAATACTGTTCCCAACGACCTAGAGTATAGCGAACAGAGTCGCCATACCCACAGAAACTCCAATCATCTGCGTAAGTTACACATCTGCCTACCATAGAGTCCATAGCGTAATGAGTTTCACAGACTCTACTAGACGTCATAGAACTTAGAGGAGCAACCCCGCAGAATGCAAAATCATATACATGATTTAGTTCTTCACCAATCAGGACTTTACGGCGCTCTACTTCATGACCCATGTCCTTAAGTATCTCTTCTAGAAGAGTACTAAAGGTTATGTAGTCCATTGATACCCATTTACTTCCTGTCATTCTTGTGGTGTACCCAGTTATAAGTATTTTCATTGAGTCAACCTTTCTAGTTTACCTAAAATCTGTAGCACCCTTAAGCCGGAATCACTTAGTACTGTAAATCCTTCAAATCTAGTGGCTAGACCTTTATTTATAAGCTCGTCTCTACCTACCTTTGAACTTATATTACCATCCCAAGTTACTTTTACCAGCTGGTTTAGCACGTCTTTTGCTCCACCACTAAGGTCATTATACAGGTGTTCAACTAAAGTTATATCTACCATTTATTCAGTGGCCTCCCGCCAATTAGCTCCAGTTTCTATATCCCACAGCAAAGGTACTCTACAAGCAATTCTAGAATCAGGTGACTCTAGTAACTCTTTAAACATTTTCTTATATTTCGGATCTGGGTCAATGTCCCCATCCAACTCATCATGTACCGTAGCTCTTAAATCTAATTTCAATAGTTTTCTATTGTTATAGGTATCTAAGAGTTTTATCTTTAAGGTATCAGCAGCTGTGCCTTGTATGATCGCATTCAAGGCAGAGTGTAGTCTCTCTTTAGTAGGGTAACGCCTACGGCGGCCCATTACTGTTCTTACATAGCCCCTATTTTTAGCTACTTTCATAGCCTCATTAGAGAGAACTTTTGCCTCAGGAAACTTCTCATCATATTCCTTACTTATAGCAAAAGCTTTTCTCATCCTACATTCTGCGTGGTGATTTGCTCTATTCCACTGTTCCTTAGTGTCACACCCGCAAGTACAGGATAACCCTAGCTTTCTAGCTAACTTTGGGATTCCCATCGTGTACAGTTTTCCAAAGTTATTATGCTTCGCATCCTTGCGTTTTTGGCCTAGCATATTAGCTACTAACTGATGGAAGTCCATTGTCGGGTCTTCATTATATTCTCTTATAAGTCTTTCTGACTTAGAGTAATGAGCAAACCACCTAAACTCAATCTGACTAGCATCAGCAGAAACATAAATCTTACCGTCAGCAGGAATAAAAAGCTCACGAACAATCCAATCACGAATAAACTCTTCTTCTAATTGACTTTCAACTTTCATTACTTGTTGAACGTTGATACCGCCGCTACTCGGAGCAGCTGACGCGTAGCGCCCAGTAACTGTACCATGTTCATCACCACGTAGCTGATGAAGACTGTAGCGAAGAATGTTGCTATGGTCTAGATTCTTTAAGTACTTTTTTAAGTACTTAGTGTTCAATGAGTGAAGCTTACGAGCGGCTATAACAAGTCTCACGCAAGGGTGTTCTACTTTTGAAAGATACTCTTCTTCAAAAGTCTCCCCGCCTCCAAGTTCTTCCTCTCTAGTAGGTATAGGAAGACTATAATGATGAAATAACTTAGCTAAATCCTTACTAGAATTAGGGTTAATCTTTAGACCTGTCGTTCTATGGAGTTCTAGTATAGCAGATTGATGAGCTAAGTCAACCTCCTTAACCCAGCACTCAAGCTTTGGTCTATCAATCAAAGCTCCTATAGTTTCCATAGCTACTGTTGAGTAGATTAACTGGTCCTCTAATTCACAAACTGCAGTTAAGCCTTCTTCATCAATTAGTTTTTGTTGAACTATATCTAACTCTCGGTGTAGGTAAGCGTCATGCTCTGCGTAAGAGCCTACCTCTGAAGCAGACATCTCAGCTATATTGGACTTGTCTCCTTCTAGCCCAACTTTTTTGTCGCCTAGAATATCCTCAGCTAATTCTTGCAGATTGAATCTACGTCTAGTCTCGTCTAGAAGAGCGGCCTTAAATGCAGGGTCATGTACCTTAGCTCCTATTTCCTCAAGGTCTAATCCCCAATTTCTCATTACTACTATGTCAGCTTTAGCATTTAGAATACAGAGGTGTCTCCCAGCTAACTGAGTTTTACCCCACCGACGAACAGAATTCTCATCTAAGTTTCCACCACCATAGTGCCCGTGAGGCAAGTAAAACTTCTTATTGTCAGGAGTACATATAGATATTCCAACCTGCTTAGCGTTCTGGATATTCTTATCAGTAAATGTAAACTCGGTATCTAATCCAAACCTAGCATCAGCTGGATAACCTGAAATGTCAGGTAATTCTTGAGGAGCTCTCCACCCAGAGTCTACTGAATGACCACTGAATAGATTTCCTACCATCCCAGGCTTGGGAAGAATCCTAGCCATTATATACCTTTCCAGCTACATTAACTGTTATCTCACTCTTAATCATTAGATCAAGTCCACGATGATCAGCATAATCTTCTAAGCAGATCACAGTGTCTATCTTAGTATTACAGATGAGTTTGGCGCAAGTGAAACACGGAAGGCAACTACAATAAATAGTCCTAGCACGGTCAAGACTAGTGCACTGCAACAAAGCATTTTGTTCCGCATGGACTGCCATGCAGTTTGACGTTTCACCAGGTCTATCGTTAGCGCCAGCACAAGGACTGTCAACACAGTGGTCAAAACCCCTAACAACACCATTATACCCAGTACTGAGAACATGACCATCTCCATCTACTATTATTGCTCCAACAGCTCGTCTTATGCAGGTACTTCTAGATGCTACTAAGTCTAACATCTTTAAGTAGTATTGATGCTTGCTAGGTCGATCAATTCTTACAGAGTCCACTTAACACCTCCAGTGAGAACTTTTTATCTTGCTTTAAAGCTAGTCTATAGTTATTCCAGAACTTACCCACATAAGTGTGTAAATCATTCTCCAACATTGCTTTTATAGCATCAGCATCAGGAACAGGCTCACTTCTAGGAATATGGGGCGACCATATCGTATTCTTGGTAGCATTATAAGAAGCTAACTTTCCTTTATCCCAATGCTCTTCATAGATATGAGAGGAGGCTAGATTCATAGTCACTGAACCTACAGGTCTACCTAGTCTCATAGCTACGTAATTGGTCAACTGAGAAAACGTAAAGAAGTCATAAGGAAGTCCGAGCCAGACGTCCGAACTTCTCATGTTAGCTGTACAGTGGACTTTTCCTCCGCGTATCATCCACTGCAAAGATATAGTACAGGGAATATCTTTAGAATCCTCAGGGCTAGGGGTCCAAATTGTGGCCACAGCCTGTCGAGAGTCTGGTTTGTTCAGGCTCTCCAGAACATATGGAATCTGCGGCATTAGCCTTGGGCCGTATGCTCCAGACAGAATCTCGCCATCATCTGAGAACTTCTTCATGACTGAATTGTACTTTGCTAGTATATTCACGTCATTCAGTCCGCCTTGAATCCATAACCATTCGGCGATCATGAATCTGTAGTTTAAGTCTCGTATATTATTAACTAAGATGTTAGCTAAACCATTCTCAACCTCTAGAGTAACGTTGAGTATTTCCTTTGTCACCATACTACGAGGTTCAGAGACTTTACCTCTCTCAATTAGTCGACGAAGTAATTCTGTCCAAGCTATTCCAAATGTAGATCCGTATACTTTCTCAGCCATATATCTCCTTATTGATTATGTCAGCCATAACTGATAGGTTGTGCCCTTTGAACCTCTTTAGATAAGAGGGGTGAGGTATGCAGGAAATCTTGTAAGTCGTCTTCACGTTACTTCTAGCATAGAACCATTCTCTAGCTATAGCCCCCATCAAGAAAATATGTTCTAACTTAGGCAACTTGGACAGTATTGCTCCTAAATCATGTTCTTTCCCTGTGTGGGACCTGGCATTAGAAAAAGCAATCTCAGACTCATCTAGTAAGCACTTACTAAGTGTTTTATTGAGGTAAGCACTAGAGCCCTTGAGAGAAAAGAAAGGAACATCTATTGTTCTGTGGTTAGGTCTATCTCCGACGAACAACAGTCTAGCATCAGGAGAACCTATAGTACCTGTAGGAAGAACTCTTAAAGCGTTTTGGAATGAGAAAATCTCACTCACTATTCGGTCATGATTAGAATCTAGTGTATAGTCATATAACTGAGCCATAACTGGGTTTGACTTAAGCCAACTCACGTAGTTGGTATACACCTTTTCCCACTTTTCAGTGGACTTTAGAAAATCATCAGCTTCGCTAATTTTAATTCTATAATTAGCTCTAGCTGCCCCTATGTTAGGAGTGCAAATGTACTGGTGAATAGACTTAGACCTGTGAAGTCTTTCAAATAGCCTTTGACCTTCATCACCTAACTTATCTACGCCTCTAGCTATAGGGCCATAGATTCTTTCTCCAAGCCATAACCGGTCGTGAACGATGTTTTTTCCAGATTCTACTGAGTCATGAAGTATTCTTAAGTAGTGAGCCACTCTATCCATCTCAGGAGGTGGAGGCCCTTCATGTCTATACTCAAAACCTTCATTTATAAGTCTTTTCGCTAAGGTAGTTTTCCCACCTCCGTCCGGACCTTCAAGAATCACTACTCTACCCATAACTGTTTCCTCGTGTCAACTTCACACCTAAGGTCATAGCTAGAAATTACTACTCTAACAAATGAGTGGTGATCTATAAGGGATATACCCTTATAGGAGCACTAGGTGAAGAGGGGCTTTCGACCATGCTCAATAGAACCTTGATTCTATCGTGCCCTATTTTACTCCAACAACTAGTGCTCCTATAAGGGCCTCTCTTTCGAGAGACCCTCATTAGTTATGCAGCAACTTTTTCCACAACAGGCTCAGCAGACGGAGTAAACTCCGCCTTACCGTCATCTACCAGCCCGCGAAGATGATACAGAGTGGAAGCCTCAATAGGAGTCTTCGAAACGAGACCCTCAGTCTTGGCTGCGATATCTGCTGCTGTGAAGGAACCCTCACCGAGAGAGATGAGTGCCTTCACGACAATCTGGCGCTGTCCACGGAAAGCGGTGGGGTCGACACCAGAAATCAGTCGGAAAGTACCAGTCTTACTCTTCGGAGCGGAACGAGTCTTCTTCTCCTTCGGCTCAGCACCCTCAACTTCAGTCTTGGTGCCCTTCTTAGTCTTCGGCTTGTCAGCTACTACTGCCTCTTCAACGATTGCGTCCTTCATTGTGTTTCTCCTTTGGCCTAAGCCACGATCTGAAGTACTCCTTCAGATGCTAGTTTATTGACAAAGTAGGTCACCACTCTACTTAAGTCAGTCTTAGTTTTAAGCTTTCCATCTACCAGCGGTGTTATCTGATAGATGGAAGCTGGACCATTTGCCTTAAAAGCACTGAGTAAAGCAAATGCTCGCCCTCTGTAAGAATTAATGTCTACTGAATCGTTAACTCTGTACACTCGATTGGCTTTGTCAGATATCCTAGATATCGATTCTCCAAACTCATCAACCGAGAGACTTCCTATGTAAGACATAGCTTTATCGAATGGAATCTCTTCAAATTCAGCTATAGCTTTAGCTACTGTCTGAATAGGAAAAGACCTTCCATTTTCCACGAAAAATGCTATTCTCTCTTTGAAGGATGATATGAATCTAGAAGAATTGAAAACACACCCAGTAGAGTTTATAGGCCACAGAGTGTTTCCACTACCAGACTTAAACTCATACTCGGTTATAATCAGTTCAGCTAGATGAATTGGATGAAGCAAGTGAATTCTTTTACCTTCTTCAATTACTATCCATATCCCGTAACCGCAGACTGGAGAGCTTTCGCTATAGGTTGTGAACTCCCGGATATCCACTGAGCTTCTCTTTTCCGATTGATATACATACCATTTATCAATCTAAAATAATTATACATTGCAATTCAAATAGTTGTACACAAAATAATGAGCAAGTTTTGAATTATTTTAATGCTAGGACTATGCATAAAGTAAATCACAATACTTTGTAGGAGTAGCCTCCATCAGGCATCAGAGTGAATAGTCTTTCTTTAGCCCTAGTGATTCCTACGTACCAAACTCTGTTTTCCTCATCAGGATCTTTTATATAGCCATCGTAGACTTGTTTACTTATCTCAGTGTCTAGTATCACCGTATGAGCCTCTCTACCTTTGCTCTGGTGTATAGACATTAGCTGAGTATTAGGTTTAGCTGTTCTCTTGAATCCTACTCTTCTAATATAATTCTCTATCACATCTTTCCCAGGTAAACCTTTTAGATGAGAAGCCCATTGGTTCCAATGAGGAACCTTTATAAAGACTTCATCTATCCTATAGACCCTATTACTTTTAGGTATCTTCTTGTCTACGTAGAAGTAGTCTTCAGTGCCGAACTTTAACATCTTTCGAAGTGAGTTAGCTGGTATTTCTCCTTTCTTTAGTAGAGTATACCAAGTTTGTAAGGCTACTCTTACTTCAGGATCTAGTAGTGGACTTCCAGAGCCAATAAAAGGAATTCCTTCCTCATTTAGTTGTCTAGCTAGGTGATGCCCTCTATAGTGATTTCTGAAGAGTACGAATGTGTCTTCTTTGTAGTCACCAGCAGTAATATAGCCTATATTAGCTACCTCACCATCCGCAGGCCTAGGCTTATACTCTTTAACTAGCCTTAGCTTAATCCTATCGGATATAGACTTAGCTACCTTATGGATACTTCTAGGAATCCTATAGGACTGATTTAGTACCTGTACGTCATCAGTCTCTAACTGTTGAAATGCAGAGCTGTCAGCTCCAGCCCACTGGAAAATAGCTTGGTCGTCATCTCCAGAAATATAGTGTCTTTTTGCTCTAGCTCCTAATTTCTCGACAACTTCCCATTGAAGTCTAGACAAATCCTGAGCCTCATCTACGAACATGACATCTATATCCAGAGGCTTTCCATTATCCATGTATTGCATTAATAGGTCTGTGTAGTCTAAGAGGTTTTCGTTGGACTTATACTTTCTATAAGCTTTAGTAAACCAGACTGCATACCTATAATCTATCTCAGTAGAAGCGTTGACCATAGCCTCTTTGAGCAGAATACCTCGGTGTCTACCTAGGTGGTTAATTTGAAGTAGCATGTCTCCTAGAGTTGGCGCTTCCCACCGTCTTTGGTGCTCCTCCACCCATGGGTCTAGCAAGCTACCGCACATCTTAACTCCTATAAACTTTCCAAACGCTACTATATCAGTAGGTTTTACCAGAGACATTTGAGTCATAGCTAACTGTCTGTAGCAAATAGAGTGAATAGTTCTCAGAAAAGGAAAATCATCTTCAGACCTACCTGTTCTGAATAGGGCTTCTTGCCTAGCTGCTCGAGTAAAGGTAAGGAAAGCTACTCTATTAGGTTTAGTGCCTGACTCTATTTCCTTCTCTAGTAGTTCCATTAATCGAGTTGTCTTCCCTGTACCTGGAGGTCCTAGTATCTTTAGCTTCATGTCTTATCACCTAGAACAAACTTAACTGTTGTTCTTCTTTCTTTTTCTCTTCTTTTACTCCAACTTTACTTTTGAGTACGTAATCAAACTTACGAGGGTTGTTAGCTTTCACCTTTACAACATTCTCAGGAATAAAAGCCTCGTTATTAAATGAGCTCCTAGTAAAGGTAACATCTACTTCGTGTTCAACAATCTTAGTGTGAGAAACCACAGCGAGAGATATAGCAGCCCAGAATGAGTGACTACACATCATGTAAACTATTACAGGGTGTATGTCTGTCCCAGCAGTGCTTTCAAGAGCAATTTGAGCTAGAGACTCATTATCTACTACGTAGTAACCTCCGTCTTTGGTAGCTTCTATGATCTCATCTGCGGTTCCTAAAAAGTGAGAATCTTGCAAAAAGTTATTCCACATTTCTGGGTGTATATTCATAGACGAACACTCTTTTTCAAATGGGTCTACAGTTAAGCAGAATGTATTAGGTTTAGTAAGTGTCATTCCACTATCCTTGTATCGAATGGGAATTCTTCCGCCTCCCACTTAGCTCTCTTCATAGGCTTTAACCACTTACGTTTGTTTGGGTCCCACTTAAATCCACGTTCACGAGCCTTATCCTTATCTTGAAAAGATACCTGAGCCTCAATAACTATGCTGGGCTGTTTAGAGCCTTCTATTACTACTTCAATGTCATAGTTACTCAGAACAACTAGCATAGTAAGCACGTCGAATACAGCACGATGTGAGAACGGATTTAGAAATCCGTGATCTGCTCCTAAGTAGGTAAGTTTCTTGCTGCTTCCAGAGTCGAGATAGTCCACGTCATTAACTGTACAAATCCACGGGAGCTCTTTTATCTCTTGAGCATCACTTATCAACTTCTTGCACCAAGCGTCGAAGAACCCCTTATCAAAAGCTTTATTATGAGCTACTACCGCATCGCACGACTCCATCAAGTCTATTAGACGAAGGAATCCCTCTTGATGAGTAACTCCAAACTCTTCTAAGTCTTTCTGTTGAATGCCTGTGATTCGAATAATCAGATCACTTAGCTTAGTTTCACCATCCCACACAAAGTAGTTGTCTATCAAGACAGGAACTTTGCGGTCCGTGTCCCATATCACGGCTCCCACTTCAGTAATTACGTCAACTCCTGGTACTAATCCAGTAGTCTCAAAGTCTAAGCCCAAAAGTCGCATAAGTTCACTCTTTCTATGTTGAAATTAGTCATTCCAGGATAAAAATGCAATTTATAAATGAGTATACCTATGTAAATAAATTGCATATTTACCCTAATTAACTCAGGTTACTCTAGTGTATACTTAGGAATCATAGTTTTCATATTTCACCCAATCCATCATTTCTAAATATCACTCTCCTCTGGCTCAAATTGCGCATCTGAGTAATCTTCTGTCTGTCTATTGACTAACTCAGCGTCTATAGACCAAGCTCGAATTACTTTACCTTTAATCTTAACTAACTTATGCTCGCACTCTCTCCTATGTATAATTGAGAAAAGCTCATTATTCTCAATCATAACTTTTTGGGAGACTAAGTACTTTTGAAGGTAAGACACCTGAAACATAATCTTACCTTCTTCCAGTATTGGCATTCCACGTAGCAAATCTTCACGATTCTTAGACCTGTCGCTAAGACATAAGAAGTCATCAATCTTATTTGTTATTGAGCCGTACTCAGAAGCATCATCAGGAGCTTCAATATCTACTTTGTTAGCGAGTAGTTCTCTTAATTTTTGGTCCCACTGCTGCTGTTTCATCGGACGAATAATCGCGTCATGAACTTCAAAAACTCTCTTGCGCAGCTTCTCAAATGACCTGAACTCATTAGAGTCTAGGTGAAGGTCTCTACCATTAACCTCTAAGATGTAGTTAGGTGGATCTGTAAGGATTTTTCTAAGATTTCCGTACGTAATTTCATCAAAGTTGTTATCATCTTGCCAGGGTTTATTTCCTACTCCGTAGGGAAGAGTGAGACATGTTTTACGGTCACAGTGTGAACATAGTGGTTCTTCGTCACACTTGTACTGATACTGACGATCTGAGAGACTTTTAATGAGCGCCTCAACCTCACGAGATCCCAGAGGAGGGCTAACGTAGTTCTGATTATGGTAACGAAGCTTATCTTGCCATCCGTTGGGTGAGGATTTTCTATAAAAGACTCCGTACGAAAAGAGCCCCACGTTTCTTGTTCCAGGGGGTAATCCTTCATTTGTTAACTCCTTTAAGCAAGGTGGCATATCTCCAATCTGTATAAGATTAGAGTTTAGATTTTGGTCTATATTCTCTTCACCTTCAAAGTACTTTACACTCTCGATAAACTCCTCAAGATTAAGACTTCCTCTCTCATCGACACAGTACCTTACAGTATTTTTAGAGTTAAAGTACGGTAGATTTATCCAATTCCCTAGACTTAGTCTAGTGCTAATACTTTGCTTTGGAAATATCTCAGTCTTAGAGGGGTAGCCTAATAGGGCAGTCCACTTCTTTAAAAGAATTTGAACGAATGAAGCGTGCTGAGACTCTTTAAAGAATACGTAAAGGTGAGCTCCTCCAGATTTACTACGGCAGACATTAAGAGGAAGATTACGTAGCTTAACTCTATTGAATAGGTCACTATGGTTAATAGTGTCGATGTCGATGTCTATGGCCCCAAATGAGCACATACCTGACTCATTGACTGGAATGATACCTAAACCTAATTCTCCTTCTAAATGTTTTCTAAAATCTTCTTCTTTTGCCGCAGACTGCAAGGTAGCCATGTTACCTGTTTCTTTAGACCAGGTACCATGAGCTAAACTACTTCCGACAAATAACTTACTGAACTCTTTCAACACTTACTTAAACCTCTGCTGAGAAGAAGAAAGAAGCAGACCTCATCTATGTTTAGACAAGGCCTGCTACTTTAATTATTGTTAGAGTTCCGTTTCTGTGTGATAAGGCTCATTACCTATGTTGAAGGACTCATCACCTTCACCAGTAGTATCAACCTTAACGTTAGCTGCCTTGAGTTGCTCGAAGTTTTTCTCCATCTCAGCATACATCGTAGCATCCACAAAACCATTAGGAGTAATCCTTTTCTCGAACCACTCATTCTGGCCTGCTTTTGCTGTCACAACTGAGATGGTATACTTCTTAGCATACATCGGCAGTCGCGACATGCGAATCTGAGCTAGTAGCTGCTTAGTTACCTTGAGTCCGGTAGACTTAAAGCTAATAGCAATTGGGGACTTATCGCTTGTTATGAAAGCCATCAAGTTGTGATACATCGTGCACTCAGGGGCAGACTGTTTCTTACCTTCTTCTTGGTCTTCTCCGTTACCAAACTGAGAATACCGGCACACAGAACAGCCATCAGGAGAAATACGACCTTGGTCAATTCCATTTGGCGATATGCAGTCTATGCCCCCACCAGAATCGATCGGGAAGTACTTGATACGATTCTTGAAGAAGAAGAGAAGAACCACTTCCAATTCAGAACCATACACTTCTTGAGTTACTGTGTTGAACAGGTCCCCTTCCTTAAGACCTTCGATGTATGAAGCGTGTGACTTTCTCTTTTGAGGAGAAAGAGCTTGACAGAGTCCCAAACGTGGGATAAGAATATCACTCTGCTCTACGTCCTCAAGTCCAGCAGCCTGACCGATGTGAGACTTGAGAAACTCGGGAACTTGCTCAATTTGAGTAAGCTCAGTACCTGATTTAGTTGTCAATTCAGTCTTCGATGCCAAGGTTTTTCGCTCCTCTTACCATGATTCCCTGTTTAAAGTACGTGTTAATTCCAGGTGGAATTGTTTCTTCACCTTCACCAATAGTTAACTCACCAGAGAGGCGTTTCTTGACAATTGATGCCATTGTCTGGTAGTTCACCGTGAGAAGGTCTTCTTGACCTGTCTCCTTAATCCATTGATTAAAGAGCTGTTTGTTTTCTACGTTGCAGTAGACGTCATCTTTGATAGACATAGAAACACCATTGTCCATCTTCACATTGGTTAATGCTTCATCCTCCATGAGTTCCACTAGAATTTGAGTCATTGCTTCGATAGTTAGATTTTCAGCTTTCTCTAACTTTTCTAAGCGAGCCTTTTCTAAGCGAGCCTTTAGCAAAACTTCAGCAAACTCACTTATAGAACCTTTTTTACCTTCCTCGAGTAACATTCTCTTTACTCGATCCTTTTCATTATTGACCCTGTCTTGATACTCAGGTTCAATAGTAAAAGAAGTCATAGAATCTTTAAACTTGCTATATTTACCCACGTTTTACTCCTTCGCGATTTGGGTCTCTTGGGCACACAAACTCTTTTAGGTCATTCAGAGGAACTCGATAATTGGTAATTTCCCCACAAGAACAGGCAGCCATTACTACTTTACCTTGATACATTCTGTGACCACATAGAACATGATCAGTCATCTTCGTTCTCCTTCATTATCTCAGCCACCCACCGAGAACATGTCCAGGTAGCTACTTCTTCATGAGTCTTCAAAGCTTTATGAATTACTCCACTTACTGTTCTCTCTCGATTAGGCCCTACTACGATATACTCCTGAAACAACATAGTATTCTTTTGACCAGGACGATCTACTCGGTCATTACTCTGAGAGTAAGTAAGGTAAGAATAGTCAGTAGAAAGCCTATCCACATTACTACATTTGGTGAAATTGAGCCCAAATCTTCCGGCCTGTGGTTGTCCAATGAGGAGAGCCGGTCCATTAGGTTCTGGAGCATCTGGGTGAAATAGGCTCTTAGCTTTCTCCCTTTCATTCTTCGTCATTCCTCCTTGTAAGACTTCTACTATCATCTCAGGAAAACGAGCGTTTACCATCTTCTTAAGACGAGCAATCTCAGGCCTAAACCTGCACCAAACAATTAGCTTTAGCATTAGCTCTGTAGATAATCTAAACTCTAGATTTTCTAAGAAAGCATTCGTGAGCTCACAGCCAATTTCTACAGTAGAAGTTTCATCTGACTCGCCATCATCTATTCCTCCCAAGAACCCTGAGCACATCTGAGCTAATCGAAGAGCTTTAACTGGAGCTGTAGTCACAGTGGACACCGAGCCACCTTCTTGACTGTTTAAGTAAGTTACAAACTCCTCTCTCATTTGAACGTACTTTTCCCAAGTAGTCTGTGAAAGTCTTACTTCCTTTATAGGGGCTAGTATCTTTTCAGGTAAGTCTAGACAGTCTTTCTTGAGTCTACGTAGAACAAAGGGCTTTATCTTGTCTTGAATTTCTTCTAAGTAATAAAATCCCACTACCTGCTTATTCATATAGCCGCCAAGCTTAGCGTGACGGTTACGAAAAGCGTAAAAGTTCTTAAATCCCAAAATCATTGGGTCAAGATACTCAAACTGAGAATATACATTTAAAGGTGAATTACCTATTGGAGTTCCATTAAGAATGGTTCTCCTACAGGCTTTAGAGCCTACCTTTATACACCCTCTAGTTTGAGAAGCTTTGGGGTTTGAGATTGTACTAGACTCATCAACTACTCCCCAGTACTTTCTACCTTTAAGAATGGTCAATAAAGTTCTTACATGCTTCTCATTTCTAAGCAACTCAATTGAAGTTATTACCCAAGTAAGACCTCTTTCTTTAGAAGGTAGAGAGTTTGTCCTACTGTTAAACTCACAGATTACTCCATCTACAAATGAATGTTCTATGATTTGAGAGTACTCAGGATGAGCCCATACATCTTTTACTTGTGCTGGGCACATGATGACTATGGTATCTATTTCTCGACCTTCATAAAGAAAACAAGCAGAGTCAATTATCTGCTTGGTTTTCCCGTTCCCCATCTCATCAAGTATCGCAAAATAAGGGTACTTTAGTAAAGAATGTACTCCTTCTACCTGATGCTTAAATGGAGGGTACTTACATCTAGACCAGTCGAGTTTTGATACGTCAATCATATAGAATCTCAAATTGTGCTTAGTAGTAAGAACTCTAGCAATTCTTACTACCAAGACTTTTCTACATTTATCTGAGGTAAGACTAGAAACCTCTACTTTTAAGCAATCTTATACTAAGTAAAGTAGAAAACTATCTTAGTATTGCATCCGAATTATCGGAGTCACAGGATAACTCACTTAAGTGGGCATGACATACCTCTTGTTACCCTGGGTCAACTTAAAAACTTTAGTGCGGGAACTCAGACTTGAACTGAGAACCTAACGATTATGAGCCGTTTGCTCTAACCAATTGAGCTATTCCCGCTTACTTTTAGGAAATAATGTCTACAAGCTCAGGATTATTCTCCAAGAACTTAATCTTTGAGTGAAGACGAGTTGCTTCCTTATTCTCTGCTTCAAGTGTCTCGTGAAGATATACCAATTCCTGAGCCACTTTCAATTCATGCTCAGCTGTCTTAAGTCTTTCCTCTGGACTCTGCTTAAAAGCTTTACGGAGAATCTTATCATTCTCTATAGCTTTGTTGTAGCCTTCTTTGTAGCCTTCTTGAAAAGAAGCTTTCTGGATTTCCTCTATTTGAGCTTTTGTATAAGTTTTAGACTTCGGCATTTTTTCTTTCTCCTTTAAAATCCTGATTTTGTAGGCCAAAAGTAATCCAAGTCATCTGGGTCATCTGGCCAAAATTGACGGTAGTGCTTAGAATCTTTTCTCAAAAGATTAGATCTATGAGAAAGGTGAAAAGGCTCATACCCTAGCCAAGGTGGAGGCTTTTGTGTACTTGTATCATAGTCTGGAACTACGATGTTGTTATTGTAGTAGCGTGATTCCCACTCTCCTATTGAGCAGTGAAGATATAACTTTAACCACTCTTCATGCCCTTTCCACATCAATACAGCCGGGTGACGCGACCAGCCTCCCCAATCACGAGTAAATGGAGGCAAAGCCCCAATATTCTTTGGTAGAACAGGCTTGTTTGTAAGCATCTCGAGTATTTGAGCGGCTTCCACTCTTTGTTTCCCAAGCCTTTTTACGTCGAGAAACTCCATTGAACTTACAAAAGATTTACTGGGTAAGAACGTTTGCAAAGCTATCCTCCGTCGACCATATTTCTTCGAGAGGAACTTCAAGTGCTTCAGATATTGCAAGTGCTGTTTTGAGAGTTACATTAGAGCCTTTACGAGCATTGAAGAGAGTCATTCTAGTGAGCCCTGTCTTCTCAATTAATTGGTCTAAAGATAGATCCTTAGACTCCATAACTTCGTCGACTTTTGAAGAAATAATCATAAGTATCCAATAATTCTATTATAAACCATCGTATAACAAGTTGTACACAACTATTTTTCTACCGATTACTATAGTCTGAATACCCTCTAGGATTAACTCGGCGACCTGTACTAACAGCAGATAGAGGAGAGTAAGGATTAAAGCTTAGAGATTTATTGGTAGATCGTTTTCGAAGAACTACATTTTTCATGGCTTCTCTACTAACTTTTATAATCTCCTTGTGTAAGGCACATACTCTAGCTACAGTCTGATACTCGTAAGCTAAACCTTCTCTAAATCTCAAGGTAAACTCTGCTAGAGTAAGGACTTCGCAGTAAGAGCACTCGTGATTCTTAGAAGTCAGAGCTATGAAACTTACTGACCCTTTCTTTGGTGGGGTTATTAACTGGTCTAGGGTCATTTCCATGTATTTCTATCTCCTTACATATCACGAATAGTTCTCTGTATGAGTTCAGTTGAGGTTTAATCCAGTAGATAAAGTCATTAGCAAATCTTCTACTAGTAAAAGGCTCTAGATTCCAGATGTCACCGTATTGGTCTTTAACTAAGAATTCAAACTTTCTCATCTGGTATAGTCATCTCTAAGGTTCCATCCGATAGGAACCTACTGAAGAAAGTCATCGCGTGCTCTGCTCCACAAACATCTTTTATTGATGGTGATGATTTGGAATAGTCGGAGTAAGGGAAGCAATAGAAAGTTCCTTTATCGATAGAAACTTTAAACCAATGGTTGACAGAACCTTTCTTCTTGTCGCAACCTTCTAAATCACATGAAACAACTACTGAAGAAGCCATAACTATTTTCCTTTCAGTATACTATCTGCAGTATACAGCCAAGCTTTATGCTCGGTGTTAGTTACTACGCTTATCGTCTTACCTGATCTTACTAGGGTGAACTCCTCTCGAGGAGCCCCTCCTACTATGTGCACATGTTCTTTGTGACACGTAGTTTCTTCACCATAGACACTTCTTACGATGTCTTGTAAAGTTTCAAGCTTTAGTTTAGAGACCATTATAGCCATGGCTTCACCGTCCACACCCAAGCAGCAAAAGCCAGTAGTATAAAAACTATAATAGTTCCTATAACTACAGTTACTTGACTTTCTCTACGAGGAGATTTGTTTAGAGAGCTTATCAATCTCTCTCTTTCGGATTCGTAAGTTTTCTTCATATTAATCCTTGTAATAAATTGATATAATCAATTTATTTAAAGTATATCCTGGAGACACTCAGGTTGGCCAGGGTGAAATGCGAGTCATATAAATGTGTATACACTCACCCATTAAAACATGATCACCCTAGGATGACTTTTATTCTAGCCAGAATAAACAGTCTTGTCTATAGGCCGCGTGTTTTTGTAAGATTACAGTAGCTCCTACAAACTCTATGTGCTGTAATTCCCAAATAGACTTCCTCATGTCTACTATTCTAGCATTCTCAGCGTCAAAACTTACTCCTAGTATTTCTTCAGAGGCAGACAAAGATAAGCAGATGGAGTGCCAGCTAAATAAAGAACCTTTAATCCATACTAAGTCCCCTGTGACTCCTGCTTCATCTATTACTCCAATAGAGTTAAACCTGTCATGATGAATCAGATTTTTTTCTGCAAATAAAGGTTTACCTATAATAGAGTTTATAGATTTCTTTATCAGCTCTTCTCCCATTAGAATCTTGTGGCCTCTAGCTCCACTAAGAGCTAATGTAGAAACTCTATCTACAACTAATAGAATAGCAGAGAATCTCATCACTCTCCTTTAAGTGACTTCAGTAGTCGTTCAGCAGAAGTTGACGTAGTAGGCAACAGCTCAGAATAACGCAGAAAGTCTTCTTCTGACATAATACTCTCTTCTAAATCTAGTTTTCCATTTTCATAGATATCATAGAAAACTGATTTTACTTTTTCTCCGTTCCTTGCTGTAAGAGTCCTAATGCCTACTATAACCCTTACTACACCAGGAATGGTCTTAGACCTGTATCTTTGTCCTACTTCAATACTCAAGGTAATTTACCTCCGTCTTGCTATTAGGGCGCTTCTCACTATCTTCGACCAGGTATGAAGAAGCATGTCTTTAGCGTGATAGTGAATTCTAATAGCAAGACGCAAGTAAGTAACTTGCGCAAAAGTCTATGAATCGAACTTCTTACAGCTAGTTAACTTAGAGATGTCTCTGTGTTGCTTCTCAATCTTTTTAGCCATCATGTTAGCCCACGTGCTGGCGAGCTTCTCCTCGACAAACCCAGTGCGAACAGCCCGGTCTCTACCAAGCCTTACTTCTGCGCAAAAGCCTAAATCCTGTGAAGGTTCAACTGTTATAAGTACTAGCATGGGCGTTCTCCTTGAAGTTCGATGTGGAAGGTACTTTTGAGTAAGGACGCTCATAGAAGCAAGCTTCCTTTATGGCTTTGTAATGACCCCTACGAGCATTTGCTATGTTCTCCCAATCTTTCCAATCTTTATAACTGTAGATATCAGTAAATTGGTAGACGTACATAGTATTCTCCCGTTTTGATCTATTATTAATATAAATCAATGTATAACAAGTTGTACACAACAAAATGACAACTTGTATAACTATTTTTCTATACGTACACCACTCCAAAAGTAGGAAGCTCCCACTCGAATTGCCAGTTTTCTGAATCTTCTTCACACACCATTACGAAGTTAAGTCTCTTACTTCTACCGAAAATATCTTGTAACTGGTTCTCAACGTGTCGAATCAGAGGGCGAATCTTAGCTACTGGAACTCCCTTAGGAACTCTTATAGCTGCTACACGAGGAAGTGAGTCTGGTCTCTGATCTTCTTCATTTACGTCATCACTAGCTTCACCAGGGATTAAGAACAGAAGCTGCAGTTTAATTTTCTTCTTAGTTTGTTGAGTCGGGTGAATTCCATCTGTATCACGGTCGATGTATCCCATCTTTTCACTCTCACTACGAAGAGGAAAAGAACTAGTTAAGTGGCTCATGTTTTCTACGGGAATGCTATTTCCTAACATTTGTTACTCCTTCTTTAAGTCTAATTAAAGTTTCTTTCTTTGCCTCGCGCTCGATCTGGAACTTTAGCCGCTCTCCCCGCCAACAAAAGCAAGCAGGGCGATGGCAGTACGTTCTCCCGTTGCTGGCTGTGCCGATAGCGGGCTGGGAGCAGATGTAGCAGGTCATTTGTCGTCCTTGCGCGTAAATTTTCCAGTGAACGTCGCCGCTAATACTATCAGGCAGGCATAGTAGACGATGACCAAACCGATGATGAGATAGGATATCAATTCAGTCCTTCCTCTTCGGCCTAGGAAAAGGCGGCGGGACAGGGATAGGGATAGGGAGCGGGTGGTCTATGCCGCACTGGATGAGCTTGGCGTAGTGCGCATCCCATGCTTCGCGTTTCTGTGCGGCGGTGAGTAGGGCAGGACTCATCACTCACCTTCCTTCTTCGCAGGTTCAATAAAATCCCAAACCACAACAAGTCCTCCATAACACTCCAAAGGAATTGTCTGTCTAATTTCCAATCTCTGTTTGCTCCACGGCCTCCAACCTAATTTCCATGCTTCCCGAAAAACGATAAACATAGTCATGGTTTGCCTTCCTTCTTCGCAGGTTCCGCGAGGGCTGTTCGTAAAATCCTTACAGCTTCCACGTCGTCGTAACGTTGTATTCGCGTAATAGCTATTTCAATCAGACTCCGCAACCGCGCTAGTTCGGCCTCGGCGGATTCCAGCTTTGCGCGTGAGGCTGCCTCAGACACTTCCCATGCTGCCTTGGCTGCGACCTCTTGAGCTTTCGCAACGGCGGCTCCGAAGTCCCAAGGTGCATCAGCGTTCTTCGCTTGCCTTGCAACGTCCGGGTATGCGGACTCCCACCATTCGCGGAACCCATGCGCGGAGGCCGCTGGCGGTGTGTCATGGCACTCAGCCATGCTGTGTCCGAGTTTCCCACAGTTCAAACACTTTCCGTATGCCATCTACTTGCTCCCTTCGGTTGCTGCGATCTTGGCGAGGAACAGACCAACTGGAGAAGCAGGATTTACAGCCCTCTTCTTCATCAATTCCACAGCTTCCGCCAGAACCGCCTTGGTCTGGGAGTGGGCGGCTTTTATTGAATCAATATAAGCATCAGCTTGCATGGCGAAGTACATTCCTTTGCCGTCGTAGGGGTTACGCCAGTCCTCCGTAGACGCGGGATAGTAAAGCGTGGGATAGGGCAACCCTACAACCTCTGGGGAAGCTGTGGTTGTCGTGCCGTTCGTCATTTCGGATTTCACAAAACGTGACCCGTCAAGGCTTTCGCTGTTGCAGACAGCGCATATCTGGTTTAGCGGCACTTCGTGGATGCAGTTCATTTGTCCTCCGGTGCGGTAAGGGCTTCGTTGCATAGGGCGACGATAAGGCGGGCGTTGGTGAGCTCCCTTCCATCGTTCTTTGTCGGCACGATAGCTACTGTGTCGCCATTGCTGTCGATAATCTTCCAATCCGGTGGAGAAGCAAGCAATTCCCAATCGCCCGGTGTAGCTTCCGCTAGCAGTCTCCGTAGCTCTTTGGTGTCGATCATCGTCAGTCTCCTTGATACCTATCCTGCCTGTAGCCCATCGCAAAGGCTCGGCATTATGTGATCTCCAAGTTAATTGCTTGGCAGCGATCCATGATGATGTCTCGTAGTTCCTTGTCCGTCACCATCATCATTTCCGGCTGGTCATCGGGGCTATTGCGGTCAGGCAACTCCTGAACTCGCCGCACAATTGAATCAATCCACATCTCAATCTCACTCATGCGCTTGCTCCTTCTGGCAGCAGGACGGCCTACGGGATTCGGTTGACGTTGACCACTCCCGCAGCAGACCACGCATCAGCCCCGCATCCTCCCACGCAGCAGACCACGCAGCCTCCGCAGCAGCCCCGCATCCTCCCACGCAGCAGCCCTTGCATTTGCCTGCCATTTGCGTAGCTCTCTAGTGTCGGTCATGATAAAACCTCTAAAGTACATATATTCTTGAGAAAAGAATTAAATGTGTTTGGTCTTTCTAAGAAGGCCTCGTCAGGAAACATAAGCTCTATATCTTCCACAGCGTCACTTAGAATGCTCTTCACATTCTCCATGGAGATATCTTTGTCTGTTGACTCGATAGTTAGTATTATCTTCATTTATCCTCTGCTCATATAATTATTGTAATATGAGTGTATACGAGTTGTACACTACTTTATTTCAATTGAGCATTTCTATTTTCACACTCAATAAGAGCTGCGGCACTCTCTGCTGGACTTGCGCCTCCGGGCGGCGGTTGAATGTCGAACTGGTTTGCCATCTCATCTCTCCTTCGCCGCCCATAGACACGGCTGGTTGCTGGTGCGTGAAACTACTTAATTAGGACGCGAACATCGTCCCAGGTTTTGAATCCGAAGAAAGCGAGGAAGAAGGGTTGGCGACCGTCCTTCTCCAACTGCACGATGCCTTGGATTTCGCTAGACGCCTCCGCAGCAGCCTCCGCAGCAGACCTCGCAGCAGACCTCGCAGCATCCCTCGCAGCATCCGACATAGCCTCCCACGCAGCAGCCTCCGCAGCAGCCTCCGCAGCAGACCTCGCAGCAGCCCACGCATCCCTCGCAACATCCGACACAGCCTCCGCAGCAGACCTCGCAGCAGCCAAATCGGCATACCTCGCAGCAGACCTCGCAGCAGCCCACTCAGCAGCCCCCGCATTCTCCCAATCAGCAGCCGAAAGCCCGTCGAGATGCAGCCAAAAGGCGAGCAAGAGTGTCGCTTGGTCGCCAATGATTTGGGAAGGTTCAGACAGCACCAGTTGTGGAGCCCCGCCAATCTTATCGTTCACGTTTCGAAGCAATACGGCGTGAGTACGGCTGATGCCGAGGATTTGGGCTACTTCCTTGTCGGCGTTGAACTGCGTCATCTTGCTCAATTCGTCATCGGTAAATCCGGCGCACGACAGGACATCACCCTGAGCGCACTTGCAGCCAGCAGTGTCGATCAATTTTCCACTCAAGAGTGGCCGATCCATCCCACTCCAGCGTTCAATCATCGCTTCAATCGTGACACTCATAACGTTCCTTTAGGGGTTAGTGGTGCATTAGCGTTTGCACTTCTAGGGATGCTGGTTATGCTGCTTCAACTTCAACACGTTCGTATACACGTACGACGCGCCATTCACAACAACCGTCGACCCGTTCGTAAACTTCTTTCTGTTGTTTGGCGAGTTGCAAGGTGTTGAACTGTTTTCCCATGCGACCCCAGCCGCGGCTCTTCTTGTGAAACTCTAAATCCCAGAAGGTTTTATCTCTGAATTCAGTTGCCATTGTGTTTACCTCTTTCCTACAGGTTTACTGAAGCATTGGAGGCTTCCAGTTCAGCTAGACGCTTCATGTCAGCTAAAGCAATTTCATTACCGTCGAAGAATCGAGCCGGGTTGATTTCAAGGTATCCACTTTCCACGTAGATCACCATGGCGGCGACCTCCCATCCTAAGAAATCTTCTAGTTTCTTCCCCTCAGGTCCCGCTAACGTCGTGACCCACCCTGCCCTGCAATGAGTGTTTTCGCAGGTATGCAAATCCCTCATGTTGAGAGAGTTGGGATTCGATGCTGCTGCATATACCGTTTGGTGTATGTTGGGAATCTTTGGGATCAGAATAGGTTCGATTTTCTGACCTTCCTCATTTCCATTTTTGTCTCGGCAATAGTTGCAATCGCTGCAAGAGCGGCAAGAGCTGCAAGAGCTGCAAGAGTGGCAAGAGCGGCAAGAGCGGCAATAGCTGCAAGAGCTGCAAGAGCTGCAATCGCTGCAATAGTAGCAATAGTAGCAAGAGCTGCAAGAGCGGCAAGAGTGACAAGAGCTGCAAGAGTGGCAAGAGCTGGAATCGTTGCAATTGCTGCAGTCGTTGCAAGAGCTGCAATCGCTGCAATCGCCGCAAGAGCTGCAAGAGCTGCAAGAGTGGCAAGAGCTGCAAGAGTTGCAATCGCTGCAATCGCTGCAATCGCTGCAATTTATTAAACTATTGAGTGCCTTTTCAGCCTTTTCACGAGAACCCCAATACTTAACCGAGTTTTTGTTGCCGTTGCCGTCTGAAACCCATTCAACGCCATTTTCATCCTTAGACCATGTGTTCACGGTGTTCTCCTTTATTCTATTATAAAGTTTTTACGACATATATCTGCTGAAAGTTTAAATGCTGTTTTCCTAGCATAAGCAGCAGCATCAGCATCAGCAGCAGCATAAGCATCAGCAGCATAAGCAGCATAAGTAGCAGCAGTAGCAGCATAAGCAGCAGCATCATAAGCAGCATCAGCAGCATAAGCAGCAGCAGCAGCAGCAGCAGCAGCAGCATAAGCAGCATAAGCAGAAGCACGACGCGCTTTTCTGACATCTTCAATTGTAGCTTCGCCAGCAATCCACTTGCGAACAGCAGCGATGCACTCAGCAGGGCGCGTTTCATCCGGCTTAACATACTTCAACGCCGTTTCAGCACAATCGCAAGCGATACCAACAACTTGCTTACGAGTCAGCCAACCTGGTTTTTCTGCCATTTTTTCAAGTAGCCATAGCATCCAATCGCCGCGCTCACACGTTGCCCATACTGTTGCCAAGTCTTTGCCCTTGGCCCACTCTTTAGCAGGGCTGCAAGCACAAAGGTTATTCAGCAACGTTTCAAAATCTTCTATGTTTATGTTTTGCATTTGCTTTCTACTCCTTTGTATTTCTAAAGCTCTTCCAGTCTCCTGGCCGTTCGCCGCACTTTTTTACCACCTGAATAATTGTATAATACATTTTACAAAGATGTACACCACTTTATTTCACGCGGATAAAAAAAGATTACCGGGAGGGAGGGACTCCATTGGGACAAACTTCTGCATAGATTCAGATACCATTAAGTATTTTGACACTCTAGCTTTTTCGTATCTTATACCAAAAGAGTACCTTCTTTTAATTTTACTAAGACAGAATTCTTGGAGGTTCTCTAGTTCCTCCACCGCCAACCCTCTAGGAATACTTACTCCTATGTAGCTTGGTTGTCCTTTTTCTAAAACTTCTAAAATTATCTTCACTGCTATTACTTTTTGATCTTCAATAGGTTTTTTACCAAGAGGTCTGATGGGCTTATATTTATAAGCCAACTTATCTACTAATTTAACTTTATAGCCGTTTATGTCCATGATTAACTCGTGAAGTATATGTTTTTAGGAAGTTCCTTTACTAGTTCGAAATGATACTCTCCTCTTAATCTAAACATGTAATACTCTAATATCTCAGGAGGTTTAATGGATTTTTTACTAGTCATTAGAGCCTCAACCTTAAGATACTCTATAAACTTCTTAAATGACTCATCTGTTAAACCTTTGGGAACTTGTACGTAGCGATATCTTTTACCGTCTAGGAATGTAAACTCCAATATCACGTTTACATTTACTAGGGTTTCGCCTTTATATTCCCGCGTCTCGTAATCACGAGAATAGTAAAAGTTAGCTTTCAAAAGAGAGTCTGCGGTTATCTTTGTGTTTTTGTATCTCATATGTCTATTATAATATGATCTGTAGTTATAAGGTGAGAATTATGATGCACTTTACAAGAGATAGGTGCTGCGCGCTCCGCGCTTTTAGTTCATTTATGCAAGGGTTATAAATTTTCATAATAACGTAAAAATGGGCCCTATAAATAAACGTTGTATGGTGAGTATTGATTTTTATGATGTTACCTGTTACCTTTCACACAAGTAGTGACTAAGTGTAATGATATCAATAACATAGGACTGGACAAAAGGTAACATCCAGATGTTACCCGGTGTTACCTTTTATCTGGTAAAGTCACTTTTTATCTAAGAATAGTTTTATTTATGCACTTATTGGTGAGATTTTTCTCAATACTCGAGTTACAGTATTGAAATATAGGGCCCATTTTTACGTTATTATGAAAAAATTAAATACTACTATGAAAGGACGTAGCCAGTTTAGACAAACAGTCTTAATAGAAATGCAAGGCCATAACTCATTTTAATGCACAACAATTTCTCAGTGTAGAAAACAGTCATTTCTCGTTTTTTTCAAAACTCGCAACGGTCCGTAAGTTTCTATAGAGAGTCTTCACCAGTTTAGAAAGGTGGTCGAAATGGGACGCGCGTCAAGCCGCCCGCAATTTTCATTTTCTACTTAGTTTTACCAGTCCCACCACACATACAGCAAACTTTGCGTATTAGACGAGGGTTCTGTCCTATTGAAGCGCAAGCAATAGAACCGCGTCCCGAGCAGAATGAGCAAGTCTTAGGCACCATAACTATCCTGCCAATTCGTCTAGAAGCTCTGTTATGAAATCTGAGAGTTTCTCGAGCTGAGCTTCCGTAATACCACCCGCGGCGAACAGTTCTCGTTTCCTAGTTTCTATATTCGTAACTTCCAGAGCGAGTGAATACTTATCCTCGACCATAACTATCCTCCAAGTGAATTGACGTCTTGCTACAGCCATAACTATTATCTAGGATTAGCCCTCTCAACAATAACTTCATCATCGGGAACTAACTCCCACGACGAAGGGAACGCGGCAATTATAGACCGGAGTATTCGTCGAGTGTAGCTTTTCTCCGTCTCGAAATACTTCTTAGGGACCTCGTCTATCTTAGCCTGCAGAAAGTCAGACATCAGAACTTGACGATACACGTGACTATCTCTACTTCTTTTCCTGTTCTTCTTATGAAGAGGTGTCTTCACTTTGAATTTCATGAGAAGTATTTACTCCAGACGGCGAGATTAGCTTCTTTTGATACGCGAGCCATTTCAAGCGCTCGGTCTCCCGAAGCTGAGGAAACCGAAGTATACACCAAATGGAATATACACCAAGCTATATACACAAATTGGAATATATTGAAAAGTGTATATTTCAGATGCACATTATCCTCACTATTCAATTATATCACATCTTTGTCATGGTGTAAACAAAAAAGTGAGCAGCTTTGTAACTTTGTTTCTTCAGATTTCGGAGCGCGAGGTGTGAGCCAGGAGTGACTCTTTTGAAAATAAGGTAGTAGATATTGTCAATTCGAACTGGGTCCCGCCTGACTCATCCTGGTGACTTTTGTGATAACTCGCTCACAACAATATATCCCGCGCGCGAGGGCGCCCGCGTGCACACGTATACGCGCGAATTATATCACATTTTCGTGAATCTGTAAACAAAAAAGTGAGCAGCTTTCCGATATTTATTTTGTGACTTTGCTCACTTTTTTTGTGTACAACTTGATTTACATTTTGTATAATGGTTATAGGAGGAAACATGAAGATCACTATTGATATCGACTCAGAAGAAATTCTTACCGATTCGGAAGTCACGCTGGACATGCTAGAAGAAGTTATCGACTACATGAAGACAGATGGAAAATCTCTGTCTGAAATTCTCATCGAAGTCGCTAAAATCTACGACGAAAAATAATTTGCAAACTTGCTCACTTTTTTGTTTACAAGTCACCACAAATAGGATACTATTATCCTATTGATGCTGATTAGTTACTCAGCTCAACCCGAAAGGAAATTACTCATGTATTATAAAATCTTCTCAAAAGACGGCCGTTGGCATTTTGTAATAGCGGACTCAACCAATGAGCAGCTGCAGTTGGAGAATTTCCTAGTTGAGGGAAACTACACCTTTACTAAGTATTCTGAGTCTCCATACTCTGAAGGTGTTGAGGATTTCATCTCCTATGAAGAAATCACTCCAGTAAAATAATTTGCAAACTTGCTCACTTTTTTGTTTACAACGCAGCAAAAATGATGTATTATTATCCTATTGATGCTGATTAGTTACTCAGCTCAACCCGAAAGGAAATTACTACCATGGCAAAGAAAACGAATTCCCAGCAGATCGCAGAAGTCCTCCCCACCACTGAGACGGCAGCTCCCGTCATCAAGGTCACCCCCGTCGAAGAGCGTCTCTTTGAGCTCGCGGTTGACCCCTCGGTCGAGCAGAAGTTTCGCGGCAAGCAGCGGCAGATCACCTTCGACTCGCTCAAGAGCTCGCCGGTTCCGTTGTCCATCGACGACATCGCGAAGATTGCGGAGGAGGCCGGACTCAAGGCAAAGGGTGGCGTCGCTCCTTCGGTCCGCTACCACATGCATTTCCTCACGAAGGATGGTTTCACGAAGGTCACCAACCCAACCATCGTGATTGAGTAGCCCACGCTGCTTCATCCTTAGCTAGCCACCCTCAATGGGTGGCTAGTTTTGCGTGAGAGGTTGGTATCAATAGTTAGTTATACTTCAGGGGACATCGCAACGGGGGACATCGCAACGGGGGACATCGCAACGGGGGACATCGCAACGGGGGACATCGCAACGGGGGAC